CCCCCGGCGTCACGCGTCGGGGGCGGGGGCGGGGGGCTTAGGTGGGGTGTACAGTGGACCGCTTTGAGGACTGGACATACCGTGCATGCCCACATTAGCCGCAGCCACAATGGACGTAATGAGAATTGCCCAGTTGCCCAGTTGATGGGATACCTCAGGGCCAAACACGTTGGTGAATGAAATAGTGCCCGCGCCGATAGCCGCAATTACCACCAGCCCGACGTTTATCCACATACTGAGGGAAGGAGTCACTGTTGAGCCTCCTTGGTTTCAGCTGCTCGCATGGCTAAGTACACTTCAGCCAGGGTCGAAGTTATCTCATCTTCTGAAATCATATCTAACGCCCAACTGTCGCCTTTGTCTTCGGCTAGTTGTTTAACCTTTGCCATCCCGGCGCCTAACACATTCTTTGATACTGTTTTCACCATTTATTGCCTCCTTTAAGTTAGTTTAACCCCGGTACTCAGCGAACACCCCGGAATAGGTCTCAGTTCCATATCCCGTGTTACCCGAAGAGTACTCTAGCAAAGTAGCCGCATTTATTCCGAAAGCGGGGGCGGCGTACCGGGCCACGAGCGGGTGTCCGGCACCGTACTGGACTTGGCTATGATATCCCACCGTACCCGAAGGGGCACTCGTACTGTTCCACCCGATGCCACATTGAGTAGTGCTACCATCGTTACCTGGGGCTATACGCATCTGAGCGGTTACATCCGCCGATTCTTCCGGAAGTCCGGTGAAAAGATAGATGGTATTGTTTGCTGAAGAGTTCTGCGGTTGCCAAGAGGACCCCGTAATGGCCCAACTGACCGCACCATCTCCCCCCTTTAGGAAAATCGGCACGCGGTGATAAGCATTCCATACCCCCCACTTACGGAGCGTCCCGAAGGAAGTATAGCAAGAGGTATGCCCGGCAGAACTATCCCCATAAACAGACCCCAGATATGTGGCTTGGCCCGCAGATATTCCCGAGTACGTAGTAGATCCATTGTACAGCGTAATTGAAACGGCGTTAGTCCAAATCCCTCCGGTACGGGCTAACTGAGTAGTGCCTGCCCCCGTGCCGCGCGAACCCGATCCGGGGGTGTAATTCGCCCAGTTAGGTCCGAACCCCAAAGTAAGAGTTCCGCCGTTAGAGAAACCCCAAACATCCACAATTCCGTTGGAATTGAGGGCAGAAGTCAGGTTAAGAGTTAAATCTGAGGCGAAAACCAAGTTGATAAACTGGCTGCCGTTCCACACCGGAACGTAGTTCCCGGTATACGCGGTGTAATATACGGCAGAAGACCCTGTTACGGTGCTGGACAAAACGGGGGTACCCGAGGCCAGCGTTAACCGGCCTTGAGGCGTGATCGGCGGAACCGAGGTAGATGCCGCAGCCGAGATCAGGCCTAAAATCTGGGCGGTCAACGCGGTGACTGCCGAGGGTCCCCCCGAATCCAGAACGTTTTCGTTCAGAGTGTTAGCGATGGCATTGGCCAACGCCGCAGACATTACCGAGGACTGCCGCCAAACTTTGTTTAGGTAGGAGGAATTAGCAATGCCTGCCGTAAACCCGACATCCCCCCACAGGCCTGTGGACTGGGCGGCCACATAGCTAAGCTGGCTAAGAACATTGGGGGAATCCGTACCATTAGCAAACGGTAGAAAGTCAACTTCGATAGTCATTTAAGCTCCCTCATATACTGTACCCCAAGCGCCCGTGTCGAAACCTGCCACGGCCGTGTTTTGAGCGTCGAACCCAAAATATGGCGCAGATGGTACAGAGGGCACTAGATAAGCGTCTATTTGAACCCCGGAGGGCTTCAAGGCCAGATACCCCCCGGTGAACAGCGCCAGCGTGAGGGCGTCAGGCAGGGAACCAAGCAGGGCGTACTGCATGTGCATGCCCCCCAGGTCCTCAATCAACACCGTGAAAGCCGACGCCGGGAACAGGTCCGCCCACGCGGCATACGCCGAGGGCACTGTGCCGTCCCAATGGTTGGCTGCAATTTTCGCGTAAAGCAGCAACCGGTAAGTGTTATCATCAAGTTGAGTCACCCCAGTTGAGGGGTTGTAGGGGCCAAACCACGATCCCTGATCGAAACCCACCCCCGAGGTGTCAAAGGCGAAGTAAACCCCCACTAAAGGCGTTTGGATAAATCGGGTTACCCCAATCCATTCCCCTACCCAGTCCAGCTGTTGCCCAACAGCGGTGTCCAGATCGAACAATGAAGGAATCTTGGACAACTGCGTGACGAGGTCCGCCAACGGCTGAACGGTTGCAGCCACCATATTCATAAACTTGGGCTTGGTAGCAAACTTAGACGTAATCAGCCCCGCCCACGTGGCCACGGTACCCACAGCGGGGCCGACGCCGTTTGCCCAATTAACGGGGACCTGCCATAGGTCGTTTTCGGTTACGCCGGGTTCTTCCCAGTAACCGATGAAATCGCCGCTCATGGTGTCAGCACCGTAATATTCGCAATCGGGGACGTGAACACTTCATAATAGCTGGCCGCCACGTCCGAGGCGGCGGGTGGCCCCGACCGTGATTGTAAGATCGAGTTGATGGAGTAGGTAGACGCAAGCGCGTCAAGCTGCACCTGGGTCAACCCGGTTCCAACCGTCGCTTCGTCCCCCTTCAACTGCGCGGGACTGTAAAGGCGACTCAGGTAGGAGTTGTCCCCAATGCCGTATTCAGATATGAACTGTGAAACGGCCTGTTTAATGTAATCCTCAGTGTTGGCGTTAAACCCCAGCAGGGCATTTACGTGCACTACAACGGTGAGGGGAATGATACTGAGGGGGTACCAGTTGATGACTTTCGGCAGCCCGTTCTGATCGGTTACCGCCAGAGAAGAAGTGCCGTAGGTACTGCACCCGATTGATTTCGTGTTCTGAATCGTTTGGGCTATCTGTGAAGAAATGCCCCCCTCAACCACGGCAGAAACGCAGTGTGGGGGAATTCCTAGAGAATTAATGCTGTCAGTGTCGTTTTCATATACCTGTACCCGCCCCACACCGGCTAGACGCAAAAGGTTGGCTTTTATCGAACCGACCGGCGTAACTGAGGGGGCAGCCACGCTGGCCTGTTGCCGGGCCAGCAACTGGGGGTCAGTCTCCACCGGGTTCCCGGATGTTGCAACTGTTGGGTTGGTGGCGGTTTGCCACCCCAATTGTGGGTTTAGTATCTGGGCAATATCACCTATTCCCGCATTGGTTGCCCCCGCCACGGTACAGGTAGCTGTAACCGTAATGCTTCCCCCGGAGGGTATCGTAACCGAGGGGGGAAGCGCCCATTGAGTACCAAGTCCGAGGGTGTCACCCACGAGGCCGTTGACGATTGTCGTGTTCACCGTTCCGCCAATGGTTACGGGGACGGTGCTCTGACTGGCTGATTTGCGTCTGATGCCGGATAACTTAACGGCCAGGGAGAGCGCCGCGCCTTGGGCCGAACCCGGCGCGTAGGAGCTGTACACCGCCAGGCCCATTTGATTCGCATCGTTGACCGCCTGGGCGAAAGTGGCTACATGCTGGCCGTCCTGAGATGCGGGGGTGAGATCGGCGTCCGACCCGTACAGGCTATAGTAAGTGTTTTGATAATAGGTGAGAATGTCCGAGTATGCAGGCACGGAGGCGCCGTTTGGACCTATCGTCAATGCCATTGTCATTGGGTGTACCTCACGGCAGGATGGTAGAAACGGAGGTTTGACCGTACGCGGTATCGATGTTAGAAGTTACGGTAAGCTTGCGGGTAGCCGGGTCAACGGTGCTGGAATAGTTGGGAAGCCCGGTGACGCCGGGAACTGCCAATATCGTGCCTTGAAGGGCTGTGTCGTAATTCCCTCCGTAATCAAGGATTTCCTGCCACCAGGGAGTACCAAAGGTGTTATCCAGGAACCATTCACCCTCACTTATGTCCAGGGTGTTTTGCACTAGCTGTCCGACAGCAGCCGGTACGTTCACTAAGAAATCTGCATTTCCGTGTCCGAAGACGTAGTCCCCGTTCGCGTCCTGTTTCCGTACTCTCATGTTCCCGCCGTTGGACTTGTGTTATTTCCAGGGTGCTTGTGTGTCTGCAATCCTACTTGATCCGCTCCGCCGTTGCCCGCCGTAACCGAACCTGTAACTTGCAAGTTTCCGTTGATGACCACCCCAGCGGGGGCCGTGATGTACACCTGGCCTAAGGGGTTAATGCCAATTACGGCAGTGCCTGCGACGTTTCGCAACTGGAAGTCTGTGGTTGAGATGCTGGCGGGGACGCGCGGAACGGAAAACAGACCCGGAATGAACATGCCGTCTGAAAGATCGTGCATGCGAATTTCAGCTTGCTTTTGCACCCCACCCGACTGCCACCAAGAGTCAATGCACCGCGCCGAAAAGAGCACGCCGCCCTCATCCCCTACTTTGAGGGGAAAGGTTGCTACGAAACCCCCGCCGCCCGGAAAGAATACTGGGCAGTCCACCAACACCGGCAGCTTTACGTCTACCCATTTCTCGTCAACGTTAGCCCCGTTTTGCTGGCGGAACTGCGCCATGATCGCGGGCTGCACAGACACGGTGTTGGCCGCCGGATTGTAGGACTGCACAATGCTAGGAAGGGAGGTCCAAATATCCGCCCGCTCCTGATGCAGCAGCGCCTTTACCGAAACCAGCAGATTTCCAAAACGCTCGCGCCGGTCCACCTAATAAGCCCGCGTCGTGTTAGAGGTTTTGTCCAGAGCTAGGCAAATTACGTGAGATTGCCAGTCATTGCCCCTTATGCTCCCCTGATGCTCCACGACCAGCGTTTGGTAGATTCCGTCGTCGGCGGTTGAGGCGAAGAAGTTCAAGTCCGTCCATCCCGGATACAGCCCCCCGAACTGCCGCTGGGTGGTCTGGTTAATTGAGGCGTTGTCTAACTTTACTTGAGTGCCCACGTTTATTAGTGGGTTGAGCAGACACGTGACCTCGATTCCCTGATTGGTGGCCTCCGGAATCAAGATCATTCCGGTTTTGGCTGTTAATACTACAGCCTGGCCGGGCAGGTAACCGGTAAGAGGTTTTAGAATCAGCTGCCCGTCTTTGATATACCACGACATGGCCTTCGACGCGGTGAGCTTGTCCAACTGATACTTGGCTAACCCGAACAACACCTTGCCTCGAGGCAGCACGCCCCCTGTCGCGGCCAGCGCGGTATTATTATTTGGGTGGGGGTTCACCCCCACACCCGAAGCCACCTTTTGGATGGCCGCATATTGACTGGCCGCCCCGGTATTGCCCGCAGACAGCGTTGTATTGATGAAGCCAAAATGGTGAAACAAATCCCCATCGCTGGCCATGATGTCGACGTAACTATCGACGGCGCTCAACCGGCCCCGCTTCACCTGCATAATCTGACCGTTGAAAATCTGCGCGTAGTTGCCGTTCACATACCCGGCCTGAAGGGATACGGTCTGGAACTCGTTTTGAACGGCCTTGGCAGTAGAATCCTTCAGATTAAAAATTCGAATGTGTGCGGTATTCGGGGCAGTCTGATCCGCTTGTTGTGTTGCAAACTGAATCTGCATGTTCGACAAGTCGAGACCCGACTGCCCCGTGGCCACCACCAAACCTATTTTACGGAGGTATTGGTCACTCATTTAGGCGGCGCGTTGTTCCGGAATCGAAACGCCGGCCAGTCCTAACCTTTGCAGGGTGGACATAAGCACCGCAACACCCAGCTGCTTGTCTACCTCGTTCGGGTCGAACACCCCGTCTCCGACGTATTTACCGCAGGTATAGATATTGCTGCCTGCCCACACGTAAGGGGAGAGGATGGTCCGATGGTAAAGATGGTAGCCCTCGCCGTTGTATTCTTCGGCGTGAAACAAAATAGAACCCAAACTCCAATCGGTTACCCGATGGAACCCCTCATGTTCAAGTGCGGCTACTGCCCCGTCTTCAAAGGTCTTGAACGGTCCCATATGGGCCGGAACGTTGATAGTGGCCCGGCTCAAAGGTTCGCCGTCACCCAGAAACTTGGTAAAGTTCAAAGAGGCTTCCCGGTAGTGAAGACACCCAATTAAAAACCAGGGCACACCGTTTGTGCGAATAGAAACCGCGCCGTACCGCGCCTCATTTTGAGCAATGTTGTGTGCGGCTTTCTCAGCCTCGGCGATTCGGGCCGGATGCACTACCATTTCCGCGAAGTTGTGCTCATATTGTTTCCGCCATGTGTCGGTCAACTTAACCATTGTTTCCTCCGTCTAGTGTTTATGGGAACACTGCGTACAGGTGTGACGTGTTACCCAGATTTTCATATGTCGGCGCCGCAAATGTGTTAAAGTCGGTTTGAACGATCAGTTCAAACCCGAAGCCCAAATAAGAATAGGGGTCTAGCAGGTCCGCCCCTGTGATGAGAGCAACCCCCTGCACAAGAGGGGTGTTGTTTTGATCAGCAATATCAATGAACCAAACCCCTGCAAAAGTATTCCAGTGTACGTTAAAGTTGTACACAATCGCGCCCAGGGTTATGTTGAACGCCTGGGCTTCAGCTTTCAGAGGAATTTCGTAGGCCGTCATGGTTTGGCCGTTGGGTTAAAGCTAGGCGCGGGTCCCGCAGCAACGCTTCCATTCTGGCCGGTGGCCCCGTTCACCTTGGGATTAGACTGCTGACTTGAAGGAGGAACAGAGACCACCTGGGTAGTGGCCATCAAGATTTCTTGACACTCAAGCACCAGGAACAAGGCGTTTTCATATTTCTCGTCTGTAACCTGCATAAGCGACACGATTAGCATGTTTTTGTATAATCGCTTACCGGTTTGAATGCCAAATGGCTGGCGGGAAGCCTGCAGAGACAGGAAGTTTTGGTACTGTGTGTCGATGTATTTGGGGTTGAAGGCCGCTTTGAGTCCGGAATTGGAAAAACCAACGGTCAATGTAAGCCGCGCAGGCATTTTGTAGGCATGATCTGTAATGTTTGCGCCCATCTCAACCGGGTGTTCGGTGAGACGCATCTGGTCAACGCCCCGTTCCTCAATGGTTACATCCGCAACAAACCCCGCAATTTTGCGGGGCCGAATGAAGACGGAGCCGAAGAACAGCGAAAGGCCAAGCTCGACGGCCGAGACGCCCAGGGCCGGAATGCTCATCTTACCGTGTCACCTCTAATCATCTGGCGCAGCTGTTGGTTTTGTGCGGCTATTCCCTTCGCCACAGCGGAAGCAGCCGCAGCGGGGTCCCCCACTCCGTGTACGGTGATGTTGTTAGTCTGCGCAATGTTTGATGTCCCGCCCCCTCCGCCCTGCGCCCCCCAATGTGCGGCCAGTTGCCGCCGCTGCTGAGCGATAGCGTCCCCCGCTATGTCAGGGCGCTCGTAAAAGTGTCCGACCGCGTAACCCGCGTCCCCAGCGGTGCGGGTGTCACGCAACCTGCGGCCCGCCCCCTGTTCTTTTCCCTGTGTCAATTCGTACTGGACGAAAGCCAGCTGCTCCTGGAGGGACGAACCAACAATTGAATGTCCGGACCATGCCTCAAAGTCCTTGCGCCGCTGCGTATCCCATTGCGCGACACCGTACATACCATTACTGTTGCGGGCCGCTGGATTGAAACCGCTTTCAGCCTGAAGGTTGGCAGCAATGCCCACAGCCTGTTCGCGTGACCAGCCTTGCGCCACAAAATAATCAACTATCCCGGATGCTCCACCCCTACCCCCACCGCCACCGGCGGACCCCGCACCCCCACCGCCACCGGCGGACCCCGCACCCCCGCTATTTGCCCGGCCATAAATCTGATCGACAGCAAGGCCGACAGCAATGCCGCCCGGGCCAAGCATGCCGCCCAGGCCAATCCAAGGTGTGTCTGCCCCTGCGGGGGCTTTGTTTTGACTGAGGCTATCAATGAACTTGGTCCAGATGTCAACGCTTTTCTGTACCGGCTCAACAAAGTTGAGAGCAATTTTTGTTCCCAACACCTCGAAGGCCTGCCCCAGGCTGTTCATGGACCGGGCAAAACTCGTAAACTTCTTCGCCGCGTCGTCCGCGTCGACACCCGCCCGGCGGAACCGGTCCGCACTTTCTTCCTGTCGGGCCTTCAGTTGATCGAGATTCATCCACAACTGGCGGAACGTTTGCTCATCCATTCCGAACATGCCCGCAACCTGAGCTGCAGCAAAATACCCCTTTTCGCCAAACTGGCCCTTCAGCTTCTCCACCAGCTGCTGCATGCGGGCAATCGGATCGCCCCCGCCGACGCCCAAGTTGGTCAGCAACCCTTGCAGGCCAGGATTGAGGCGGAGAGCTTGCGTGAACGCCTCAACTGAGTGGCGGGAGGCCTCCGCAGTGAGGCCGATCTGAGTTGCGGCAAATGAGTAGTTGAGTAGCGTTCCCGCGCCCGCCCCGGTGCGCTGGGAGGTGTAATAAAGCAGTTCGTACTGGCGGGCTATGACGTCTACGGCATGCACAACCCGTTGCGCGGCCTCGGCCGCACGTTGGCCAATGCTGTAAACGGCCAACGCCCCTTTCTTGGTAGCGGCCATGAAATTCTTGAACGAGGTATCCTCGATCTTGAACCCCAGTTTTACTAGATATTCATCGAGAACTTGCATGGCGTTGCGTCCATTCTTGGTGGCGGCGCTCATTTTCCCGGCTGACAGCTAGATGATCGTGCATCAAACACAAATCAAATAGGTCGACCTCTCCGCGCTTCAGCCACAAGTAGTCACACAGTCCTTCAGAACACGGCACCAGCAGCCAGCTGTATTTGGACGTTGCCCAGTTTACAGCCGGAGGCTCTCCAAACTGCTGAGGCTTCCAGTAAAAAAATCCGGCAACCGGTGGGCGTCCAACACCGCCCAGATCAACTCCAGCATCCCCTGCATGTCGATGTCGTTGAAGGCCAGCATTCCGCTGACGTAAACGGGAACAAAATGTCCCTGCTGTTCCCTCAATACGGCGCCGAACACTAGCCGGTTAATCCGCTCAATATCAGCGGGGTCCAGGCCCGCAGTCAACGCGCAGTATGCCTGAGGGAAGTGCTCGGCAAGCTTGTTTTTGTCGGTCTGCATGGCAAGCATGGCTAATACCGGCGACAGCTTGCGGGCGATTTCAAACTGCTCAAACGTATTGAGGCGTTTGATAAGGTACTTGTTGCCACCGACCGTGACTTGACTGTCGGGGTTTGAGGGAACAGGGGGGGTTGCGGTTTTAGGTTGCGCCATCTTTTCCTCCTATGGTACACTTACTAAACGTTAATGTCCGGCACGCCGTAGCCAAGAATGGGGATAACGTTTCCGTAAAACAACCACTCATTGTGATTCGCGTCTTCGCTGTACGTAATCGCCGCGTGTTTAGCGAAGGCAATCGTGTCGCCGGTCAAGATATCCCCCCGATAAACGTCCGAAACTGCCAAAACGTTCACGCCCCATCCGGAAATAGTGAGACGCTGAAGGTTGTACATGGCGTTCAGCAGAAAATTGGTGGGAGAAATCTTAAGCAGCCGCACATGGATGCGGGAAGCGTTCGAGGCACGCAGGCTGTGCATGAGGGCACCGTCTGCGCCAACGTCCATCCTGTCCTTCTCGTCAAGGGGTTCGTAACTTATCCCCTCTTTGGCGGAAGCGGCACCATAGCCGAGAGACACGGCCCCGCCCAGCCCGATCAGGGTGGCATTCACCGACATGAAAGAATAGGTGGCCATGTTTCAGAACTCCTTAGAAGCTGATGTTCAGCGTTACGCTAACGTTTTGAACCGCCCCTGCCATCCGGGCTGCGGCCTGGAACGCCACGGCCTGGCGTTCCTGTCGAACCGCTTCTGTCAGAGAGGAAATTGGCGGAATGTATAGGTAGAACCCCTGATGCAGGTAATCGCCGGTCTGTATCTGCCCAAAACTGGCCCCGTCCCACGGCCCCGGCGCCAACAGCCCGTTAGTCACCCCAGACTGCAATGCTGAGATGATTGCAGTTCCGATGGTGTGCATACCCGCGTCGGTTTCGGGTATTTTCGTCGACGTTCCGGTGTATAGATTGAAAACGTTGGTCTGCAGGGTCGCCACCAGCCAGTCGAGCCCCACAATGGTGTCGATAAACTGACCGGAGGCGCAGACGCCCGGTTCGATTATCGCACTTCCGTTGTTGTATGTGACATATACGTTGCAGTTTTTCCCCTCAACTGCGTTAGCCTGTGTTGTGGTGAGCGTTTCGGCTGCCACCCCCGGCTCGACCTTACCGAACAGGGTAATTGCCGAGTTTTGACTGCCCCAGTTCGTAGGCAGAATGCGGCCCAGCATTGAGGCCGCGGCATATTTCGACGAGGACGAGTATTGGGTGGCTGTGCGGTTGTACTTCAGCTGCTGCACCGCGTAAGGTAGAGAGCTGGTGTCCCCCGGCACGAGCACCGCAGCCTCTTGAGTCGTAACTCCATAGAAATGCGGGTTAGTGGCGGCCTCGACGTAGCCAGCCACAGCCTCGTGATCGGCGTCCGAAGCTGAGGGAACGACTAACCCATACCATTGGGAAGAAAACTGGTTATCGAAATTCGCCACCGCACTCACTGCGGTTTCGGCGGCAACGCCGTTAGCCTCGTACGCGCCGGAGGTAGCTGCCAGTCCCGTCTGCGTCGACATGTCTGTGCCCGAACCCAAAGCCGAGGCAAAGGATACGCTGGAATTGACCCCAGTTGAGGCGGAAGTCACAACCAGTCGTTGGAAGCTGGGGTCCCAGGCGCACGACGCGCCGGGTATAGCCGCACCGATGACCGCCGCCACCCCGGTCATACTAGTAACAGGGGGCGAGGTAAAGTTGAGGGCAATGTTCTGTGCCACACCGCCGTCGATGGTTATTACGAATGTACCGTTTGAAATGCTAGACCACGCGCTGGCCACCTGATTGGCCGCAGGTAGAGGGGCGCCAACGAGCTGGCCCGCCGCAGCCGTTTTCGCCCATCGACCAATTAGACATTGCGAGGGCTGGGGTTTTTGGCTAAACCATAACAGGGCGGCGTAGTATTCCTCTGAGGTTGTGCCGAACTGCGCCGCAACTTCATCAATTGTGGAATAGGAACGCATCTGGGAAACGGTGTCGATAACCGCTGAAGTCCCCATAATGAGGAAAGTGTTGAAGTTGGGAACCGAAGAAGGCGGAGCCGCAAGGTTTACGTTTGTATTAATGACGCGGTTAATTGAAAGGCCAGCGGTCATAGCTAGTTTCCTTTTGAAACTGTAAACGTTCGGGTGGGGGCTGTGTCCGGAATTATGGTTATCGGAACCGCCAGAATTGAAGGTATCGGATAGGTGCGCTGTATTTCCCGTCTGAGCACAAACGGGAAGTCTATCCGATACTGCCACCTAGACTTGATAACAAGCGGAACAGGCTGCAGATCACCAACGCCAGCCATCCCCATACCATAGTCCCGTAGATATTCCACATTTTGGGCGACCGCCATATTATCCCGCATAAGCGTCACCAACGCTTCCGCCCGGCCGCTTACCCCCAGGTCGTAAAGCGAACAAAGCAGATGGATTTCTTCATGCCGCTGCATTCCCATTGCCCCAATTCCCCCGTTTCCAGCGGGGTCGAACCCCAGGTACGGGTAAGCATCAGCGGGCCGCATCGAATGGCGGAAGGCCATCCAGGCCTCCCCTGCATCCGGAATATCCGGGGGTTCTGACTGAAACGCGGGGCGAACGAGCGGGCCGGGAAGGGTGGAAAGGGCCACGAGCCAGGGCTGCAAAATAGCGTTCAGGGCCGCACCTGTCGGCGGCGGGACGCTGTCTATCGGTTGAATGACAGGCCCTGACATTGTTTTAGCTGCTCCTAATTACGTACTTGATTGCGTTGCGCAACTGGCCGGTATCGATCAAAGGCTTGGCATTAGTTATTCCGGCAGTCAATGCCTCAGATGAAACTGGTTGCGGAAGGTCCGCACGCCGCGCTAATTCTACCGCCGCACCTTTTCGCCCCTTCTTGCCCCGGCGCGCCCGCGCTCTGAGGGTAGCGTCCGACAGGGCAGGAGGAATTCCTGAGTTGATTTTTGCCCTCACCTTGTTTTGGACCATGAGGCCCAACCGGTGGAACCCCCGATCCACCGCGTCCGTGTCGCCCTTCAATGCGTTCCGGCCAATTCCAAGCAACCGAGTGGTTATGTCGTACTTGGCCTCCTCAATGGAGGGTTTCAAAAACGGCCGGGGCGGAACATGTGCGGCAGGACAGCCGTTTTCGTGGATATAGGCCAGGAAGGCGTTATTGACAACACCCTTCTCGCCGGGCTCAGGCTTGCGTAAGGCCTGTTCCGCCGGGACGCCTACAAGAACATGTTGCTTGGTCAGCCGCTCCAGGGTCTGCATCAACTTGGGCAGCCTGGAATTGCGGGCAACTGTCACGGGCCGGACAATCCAAAGAACGGCGGACCGGGCCAAGCGGGACCAGAGAATGTTGACCAATCGTTGGGTACCATATTACCCGTAATGGTATATGGCACCGCCCCGAACTGCTTGGCCAGACGAATAAAGCGTATTCCGTAAGTGGTTAAATTCCAATGGGATGCGTCGGCCTCGACACCGGAAGCGGTGTCATAAGAAATGGAAACCCCGCCCACACTTTTACTGGAGACCACACCTGTCATAATGCCGGGCGCCGCGCCGTTGTTTGATGCTTTAATCTGCTGCAGCTCTAAAGCGAGGTTGTGGGCAATGAACAACTCAACCCCAATGTCAAACATTGTGGTGGGAGGGTTTGTGGTGGTGAGGGCTGGAGGTCCCCAGAGGTTTTGGTTAAGTAACAGCCCAGCCATAGCGGCGTAAAGCTGTACGCCCGAATCCGGATATTTCCCCTGATCCCGGAACTCGGGATAGTCAACACGGAAAGATTCGGGCGTTATCATCAGCTTTGTTCTCCGCCCGCCGATCGCCAAAGCAGGCGATTGGCTTCGTTGATGGAGGCTACACTTACGTTGTCAGGCAACACCTGGATGATTTCCCCCGCAAGCTCGCCCGTCCCTTGGACGAGGTTGTCTTGCATTTGCTCCGGATCAATCAAGTTTTGCCCAGCGCGGGGACTGAACGGCCCGAAGAGCGCCACCGCGTTCGGGTCGTCCGTGTCATCAGACTTGCCATGCACGTTGGTGATGTTGCCCTTGTTAGCCGAGGCGTAGAACACGGACTCACCCTTTTTATGTCCGTATTCCTCTTCCATGTGCTTCTTGATCTTTTCACCTTTTCCTGTCAAGGGCATGACACCACCTCTTACGCTTTGACCAGGAATTTAGTCGATTTGGGCTTGGCCTCTACCTCAGGCTGCGGGGTTTCCAGGATCGCTACATTTTCGAGGGTTGGTGTCTGCGACTTGGCGTACCGCTGCGCGCCTGCGGCCTTGAGGTACCAATGGTCCGCCAGGTGGGCAGGAACCTCTTGGACGCCGGGCTTGAACAGAACGCGGGACAGGTCCTGCTGGGTGACAATGACCATTTCAGGAATGACCATCGTTTCCGTGGCCTCGTCCAGAGACAGTTTCGCGTCGAGTGGGGACAGCATATTCTGAGGCGCCGGTCCCTGCGTTTGCCACTGGAGTTTTGCAGCGGCGGTAAGATTCGTCATGTGTTCCTCCGTTATTTAGTCGCCGATACGGCGGCAAGAATGGCTTCGAGGTCTACCACGATTTTCTGTCCGTTTGCCTCAATGTTGGCAAGCATCTTCATTAAGTCGAGCTGAAGCTGCTCAAACAGAGCGGCCGGAACGGGCGGGGTTGGGGTTGGACTTGGAGTTGGCGCCGGGGTTGGAGGCGTTACAACGCTTCCAAGTGCCTGAAAATCTGCCGTGAGCTGCACCCAGTCGAAACCGTTCGGGGCAAGACCCGAGGCGATGTTCAACTGGTCCTGGCTGATGGCGGTGTACAGCTCGCCCTGGGCAGAAGCGGCGGCGTATTCGGCGATCGCCGCGTACGTGATCTTACCCAACATGGCCCAGGTCGAAATGGTGATACCCGTAGCGTCGTACGCCACGCCGGGAAAACAGTGGCCGTTGTACGGATCAGGTGCCCCCGCCACATCCCACACGAAGCCGGAGCTTGAGGGGAAGGGAGAAATCCAGGCATCAGGCAGCGCAATTCCGAAGATGAGGTTTTCGAACAGCCAGAGTGCTGTTTGCATCTCCGTAGCATCCGCCGGATTGACCGCAAGCCAGCCGACAATCTTGTGGTTTGAGGGGTTGGGTACGCCCCCGCTCTGCCAATATCCTAGTGTTTGCTGAATATCGCAGCCGTTGTCCGTGGCGGGGTACCCCGGAACATAGCCGCAGGCACCGGAATACGTGGCGAGGGTCTGGTCTTGGGTATACTCGAACGGCGTGCCCCCATCAGCGTTACCCGTAAATACCCCAACGATATGTTCGATCGCGGCCACCACACAATCGCCCAACGTGTCGTTGTTATACATCTGGGCCAGGGAAGCGGCGGCTTCGGTTGTGTAGTCGCACATGGCAGGCGGCGTGGGCAGTGCCTCCGCCGCCGTGTAGTTTCGCATACTCAGAACAGGCAGCCGGGAAACCGGGGGCTTTCTGCCGAACTTGAACGTTTGGCCTTGTAGCCCGATTATAGTCTTGACTGCCATACTCTGTCACCTCAAAGGTTATGGGTCCACCACTTAAAGGGTTGCGGGAGTGCCCTGTGTGTACCAGAAATGGGCGTGAGTGAGGTTGCTGAAAATGCCAGAGCCTTCAGACGCAATCTGGGAGTGTAGCTCCGACGTGAGGGAACGGACGAGCTGCTGCTGGGACGCAAGCACTAGGCTCTCCAGACCAGGAGAAACGGCCATGTCCGTGGATTTTGCCGCGGTGCGGGCAGCCGTGTTGAGGGAACTGACGATGTCGCGTGAAGTTTGGCTGAGGGAAGGGAGCATCTGCAAGTCGTTGGCCAGGACCGAAACCTGCGCCCAGTCGCCCTGAGTGGCGGCGTTGTTAATACTGGCAATTAAACCATCCGCCTGGGTAGCGGAGCTGCTCCAGCCCCCGAGCGAAGGGCCAAGTGAGCCGAGCACGTTTCCAATGCTTGTGATGATAGATGCGGTGTTGGACGAAGAAGCCATAATATTCCTCCATTGAAGTTTAACTGGCGGGCTCGCACCGCCTCCGCCGCCCGTCAGCGGCTCCCTTAGTTTAACGCCCCTAGGATTTATATGGGCGATTTATTCAGAGCCCGTCCGCGTAGGATATGGTCTCTGGGTATACGACTTCCACCACACCCAGACGGCAGAAGTATGTTGTCTTGTGGTAAATACTATCATACTGGATGGGCGTCCGCTGAAGGAGCGTCATCGGGTAGCGGACGCGGTCTTTCTCTTTCGTATAGGCCACCATCCTGTCGACGGTTCCGGCGGTTCCCAGCGTGCCGCTGAGGCCTGCGCCAACCAGCCACTTGAGGGGATAGATTTCGAGCTTGCCCCGGCCCGAAGTGGTCAGCAGGTTGTTTTCCTGAATATACTTCAGGATGGAGACGTTGCCCGCCTGAGACACCTTCGCCGTGCTGATGTAGCCGAACTGGGTGGGCGGCAACAATAGCCGGGACGGAATAACCGCATAACCGGAATTGGCCCAGGTCGTTGACAGCGTGTAGTTGACATCCGATAGGATTTCATCTGGAGTTTTCAACGCCCAGGTTGTGGACCCAGATACACCTGCCGGAAGATTGAAACGGGACGTCACCAATGAATTGTTAAGGAGTCCCGTATCGCCTGTGACGGTGTCGCCGATGTAAATCTGCTCGTCGATATCCATCTGGTGCTTGAGCTGGAGGCCCGCATATTTCTGGGCGTCGACTGGCCGCCCGAGTTTCGCTGCGGATTCCAGCTCAAGGATGGTGAACGCAATTTCCAGACCCCAGGGCCGCAAAGGATGGGGAATCTTCGCAATGTCAACGCCAACGCCCGCGATCTGGTCTGTGGACTTACCGATCCAGGCCTTACCATTGCCAATCCCGCTTCCCGTTCCGAGCGAACCCGGCGAGCCGTAGGTACTGAGCGTAAAGCTCGACACCTCGTCGGCGATGGTAACATCATCCCTCAGGTCAATATCTCGGCCCCAGGTCACAGCCACAAGCGGGTTATGGAGTGTCATGTCCAGGCGTTCGAGTTCGCCCACCAGGAACGCGCCGGTAGAGTCTACCGTGCGGCCGTCGTGTGTCCTGAAGCTGTTTCCCAGCTTCACACCCATTGCGTTACCTGAGGCGTCATGGGTTCTCTGGTTTGCCCAGCCGTATGTCATAAGCCCGTCGTGGGTCCGGCTTCGGCCCACGACCCGCCCCGGAAACCTGATAATCGCCGGGGCGGGAAAAGAAGACTGAACGTGTAACATGTTTCGCGGTTATCCTCTAGCAAATGTTAGATGTTGAAGGCCAGCTCGACGAGCCCGGTTGTGGCATCGACCGGCCCCATGTACGTCACGGTCCCCGGATAACCACTCAACGCCATGGTGTTGGCGCCTGTGGCCCCCTCAAATCCCCCCTGAAGGTGTGCGCCGCTGTTAGTGTTGCAATACACAAACGCCTCACCGCCACTTGTGGGCGAGCCGTAGGTTGTGCAGAGTGGAACCATGACGTAGCCAGAGCGGAGGATGTCCACCACCTGACCTGCTTGGATGGGGGCTGGAGTGGCAGAGGTGGCGAACGCTGCCCCGCCGTAGGCTGAATCCCCGGCCGAGGCTTGGAAGGGGTAAGGCCGCACGGCAATGCCGTAAATGAGGGTAGTTCCACTGTCGCCCGCGGCGGGGATGCGCACCGTTCCAGTTGAAGCATCCAATATTACTGCCGAGCCGTAAAATACCGGGGGTGTGGTCGCGTGTAGCGGCCGGGGCTCAAGGTTAACAGGGTGAGTGCGTGTGACTTGACCGGCAAACCCCGCACCCATCCGGTAGTTGAAGGCCACATCGCGGGTGGAAACTCGCCTGTGGATTTTCGGCCGGAGGATCGCTGGGGTTGCCAGGTCCGACCGATATTTGCAATTAATCGTCATGTTCGTTGTCTCCTATCGGTCTTAACCCTGCGAACTGTAAAACTTGCGGTTCAGCTCATTGAGGTCCGCAGCGGACCGGACCTTGCCCTTTATTCCCATTCCGCCTCCAGCCACGGTAAGCGCCGGGGCATCCACGGTGCGACGAACCCCGCCGTTATTGACAAGCCGCTTGGCGTTGGCGACCGCCCGAAATATTGTAGCGATTTGGCTGGCGCGGTAGGCTGAAGTGTCGAAGTTGAACTTTCCAGTAACATCCTCGATGATTCCACGCGTCCCTACGTCGGCCATGGCCGCGTCCAACACGCGACACCGGAAGTCATGTAGCCGCTGCCTTGGAAGCCGGGATTGAGCCACGCTGTCAAACGTTGGCATGCGGCAACCGGGAACGATGATCTCGGCCATGGCCACCACATCCTGGTAGGTTTCTGGCAGAGCATCATCCGACCGGTGGCGGCGGTCGCCGTGGGAGCGATGACCATCCGAGCCAGGAGGGGCCTCAAACTCAAGGTTGCCCAGAATCTTGCGATCCGAATGGTGGCGGCGGTCCGAATGGTGGCGGCGGTCGCTGTGGTGGCGGCGATGGCGGTCGCCGTGCGTAATCTGCAACGTGCCGTCATCGTCATCATCATCGTCCGACCGGGAGCGAGCACGGCGGCGGTCGCTGTGGTGGCGGCGGCGGTGCGCATCGTCATCATCGTCGTCATCCGACCGGGAGCGGGCGCGGCGGCGGTCTTCGAGGCCGACCTCTTCCGTCTCCTCGTATTCCTCTTCCGGGTCCTCCTCCGAATGGTGGCGGCGCCGGTCGTCGCTACGGGCTTTGCGATGGAGGTCACTTACCATGCGGTGCATGTGATGTAAGGAATCTTCGAGCGCCCCTATGCGCCCCTCAAGCCCTTCCGGCCCTTCTGTCTCTTCCGAGTCACGTCTACGGCGTCTCATTCTGTCTCCTTCAACTGCGTGACCACCCGACCCAACATGCACGTGAACGTGGCCTGCTGTGTCCGTTAACCCTTCCTCGGACCCCAATCCCTCAATGTCGATGGTCCTAATGTCAATAGTTCTCATGTCCTTTTCCTTCGCGTCCTTGATAGCACATCTCGGCCCGGCTCTTCCTTCATCAACTAGCGCGACGTGGTTGAATGTCACATTGAAATGCCGGGCTATCCCCGGAGCTAGTTCCTCGTAGTCTACATCATAGCCGCAGGATAGTTCCATTTTACCGCTAAGAATCAGCCTGATGGCCTCTTCGTCGGTTATCACTAAATCTGCCACTAAACAGTCATGGTATTCCCCCTCTCCCCGGCGAGGATGTAGCACCGTCCCAACAGCCAAATCCTTCCAATTTGAGGGGTCGACATCGACAGGAGGATGGTTGTTGGTGACGGGTTTCCCTACCACGCTGGCAACAGCCTCCGCCCGGAACACCTCGTCTTCGTTGCGAAACACTACAACAGTACCATCTGGGCCAGGAGTTACGGGAACTTCGTCGGCGTTGTATTTGAGGGTACCCGTCCGCGTCAGCGCACACCCAACGCAAACAAGGAAACCCTCGTTGGTGAAGTAGCGGTTGGCGCTTACTTGTTCGGTAACGAAAAAGGGTTGAACCATCAGTGTTTTCCGAAGTTACATACCAGAGCGGTTATCGGCGCGCTGCCGCCCGTAGCCGTGGTTGTGGCCGCCACGGAAATGGCCGTGTCGAACTGAACCCCCTCACCCGCAAAGGACATGCTAAGATGTGAAGCCCCCGCAATGCCGAAACTCAAAACCGGCGGGGTCGTCCCCACCGAAACGCCTGTGGATACAACGTCAAACATCTGGATGTAGGCAACTGCAGCGTTCGCGTTATAGCACTCAATCCAACGCAGAGTGCCCTTCGCCGCCTTGAGGGCCACAGCCCCGTTAGTTAGTGCCGGGGCGGACACCGGCGTATCCCCCCGCACCGCCTGCGCTGCCGCCGGGCCGGACAACAGCCCCGCAAGGGCCAAGATGAGCAATCTTTTCATTTTTAGTGTCCTTTTGAAAGTGGGGCTGGCCGCCCCAGCATAAGGCTAGGCTCGCGGGGAGGGGGCCGCAAGCACGGCCCGCCCCTATGTTGCGGCGCTCGGCGGGGCGCCGCAACAACTCGTTATTCCGGCGAAGCACAGGGAAGTCTTCCCCACAAAGACAGACTCTGTCCATCACTAGTTGTGGCCACACATTGCAACTGGTAAAAGATGTCCGCCACGCAGTTCCCTACCATTTGACTGACAGCGGTTCTAGGTTCCCCCGTGTAAGGCGAAGAAATGAGGGTGGGACCGCCAATTAACCGCAACGCGGGCGTAGCGTCTGTACCTGAACCGGACTCTACCGAAATGGTCACCGCGGCCGAAACAATAAACACCCCGAGCGCCAGCCGGTTGCTAAAATCGAACTTAACGATTGCCTGTTCAACCCCCGCGTCAATTGGGGGCAATAGGTCTGGACACGCAGACAATTCCGTGGCTCCCTTTTGCATTGACATCACCCAGTAGTGGCGCGGACTAAGCATTGTGTATTTCGGAACGGGCTGGCCCAGCTTGAATGTAACGGTTAGTCCCCGGCCTTTAGCTGAGTGCCCGGCCCGTCCGGATAAAAAGGACCAGAATCCCCCCGTTCGGCTTTCTAATACTCCGGCAGTCCGCCCCGCCAGGTTTCTTAGCCGCAGTCCCGGTGCGGCTATTGTCCTCAGCGCCGCGTGGACTTTCGCCCCCACCACTATTTTTCCCGTGACTGCCAGCCCCGCGATTAGCTTAGTCCGGGTTTTACCGGTTAGCCGGACCAGCACTCGCCAGTAGTTGGACACTTGGACTGTTGACCCGGCCCGGCCCGAAAGGAACACATGTAGTTTCGGCGTCTCCTTAGTCTTGACCGCAGTAAGAACTATTCCCTTCAAATGTGCCAGCCCTGTAAACCGGGCGCCCCCGAAGGTCTGAGACGTAGCTTTCGCTTTAGTAATGGTCAGCTGCAACCTTGGACTTCCGGTTTCTGCAACCCGCGTCCTGGCCCCTCCTGACACCCGCAGCGGGTACCTGGACTTGCCCCATAGTTGCCCCATAAACCCTGCTGTGCCCGACATGAGCCGCAAAGCCGACCATCTACCGCGACTCTGCACCTGTGTGTCGACAGACCCTAGCAATCCTGCTGTTAGTTCTATTATTGTCCTTCCCGCCGCGAGGACTGCTGTGCGTGCGGCAACAGCTATCGAAAGTTGAGGGACATTGGCCCCCAGAGCAGACTGAAGAACATTTATTGCTGCTAGTGGGGCTTTGATAAACATATCAGCGGCCCCCTGAAGGTTGGCCGTCGTAGCCGCTGATACTGCGGTCTTTCCGAGATAACTCGTGTGTACCCTTAGCGCTGCCAGTGCAGCTCCGCCCAACCGCATGTACCATGCGGGAATTGAGGGGGAAGAAACCGCCAGAGCTGTTTTGCCCGATACCCCCACCCTCAGATATGGGGTAATTTTCCCCCCTGCCGCGGTCCGAATTGCCGCGTAGATATTAAGCACCTCTGCGGCTAGGTTAGACATAGCACGTACAGCGGCCCTGGTCATAATCTGGGCGGGCATGTAAACCGGCAACCTGGGTGTGTTCGCTCTCAGGTTGCCGGTTGCCGTGGTTTGTCCTGAACAAAGCACGGCAGGAATAACCGTGCTGGGGGCGAATATTGCGGCAAGCGCCCGGCCCAACAAGGGGCCTGACAAAAACGGCGAGGCGTTAAGCCTTCCGCCCGCCGCTGCTCTTCCGGACAACCCGGAAACCAACGCCGTTAATCCTTTTCCGGTTCCGGCCGCCGCTGCTCTTCCGGACAACCCGGAAACCAACGCCGTTAATCCTTTTCCGGTTCCGGCCGTCCCGGCGTTCCCGGTCAGGCCGAGCCCAAGACGGGGAACTTCCTTCAAGAAGCCTGCCGCAAATACCACCGCCGCCGCTCGAATGGGGTAGCTCTCGTTTGGCCGCACGCTACTTGTACACCCCACAGTCCCATAAATGCTAGCAGGAAGCAAAGAGGTGTACGTAAGAATAATGATGCCCGGCCCCCCAGCCTGCATATGTGCGGTGTCCGATCCCCCCGACCCCCCACCATATGCCCCGGCGGTGGTAACCAGCCCTGCGGCTGAAAAGCCGATGTCCCCGCCCGCACATCCCCCGCTGCCCGAACCGGGACCGGCAGTCGCCCCTCCAACCGTAGCCGTCCACAGAGTTTCTGCGCTGTTGGCCCCGCCCGCATTCGTACCATTTGATGCCCCTGACCCGCCGCCACCGCCACCGCCACCGGCGGACCCCGCACCCCCCGCTGTCCCTGCCCCGCTACCGCTGCCCGCTGTGCCCGCCCCCGCACTAGACCTATTGGTTCCACCCACCCCGCCAGCCGCCGAGCTATGGTTGCCTCCTGTCCCCCCGCCGTCAGCGCCCCCGCCGCCTCCACCACCAGAATCGAAGCCTCCAGCGCCCCCGTTTGCGCCTGCCCCATGTGGGCCGCCCGCGCCGCCGCCGCCGCTATTGCAGTTACTACTTGTGTTATATGAGGGGCTATACCCCCCTGAATATGCGGTGTCCCCGATACAAGACCCTGATGCCCCTCCGGGGGAGTTTCCTGAACTTGAGACCTGTCCCGCTTTCGCCAACACCCCAACTGAGGTGGATGCTGGCGGAACGTTGGCCGCTATATTTACCCAGGAATCTTGGCCATTGGAGGGCGCACCCACCCCCCCACCAATTCCCGAAGTTCCGTTCCCGCCTGAACCTGAACCATTGGTGGTGCCCGCACCCCCGGCACTGGCTGTTCCCCCGTTTGACCCGCCCCCGCCCCCCGCGCTGTACCCAATATTACTGCCGCTTCCGTAAAACCCCGCCCCGCCATTCTTACCCGCACCCGTTGGTCCAGCCGACCCGCCACCGCCCCCGCCCCCGCCCGCCGCACTTGATCCAGAGCTGCCCGCCCCGCCGGTGCCGCCCGAATATGTAACATTTCCAATGCAGCTGGCAGCCGCCCCTCCAGCCCCGCCCGTAAGATTTGAACCTGCGGTCCCCGCAACCGCCAAACACCCCGATGCGGTACTGGTGGGGGCAGAATTGGCGTTGAAGTTTATCCAGGTTTGCGTCCCCGCCGCCCCAATCGAATAATAAACTGTTCCTCCGGCAGTTACTGGGACAGCGTTGGTCCTAGAATATGCCCCTCCCCCGCCGCCCGCTCCACCGTTTGACTTCGTGCTGGCCAGGGCGCCCGCCGCACCCCCTCCAATACATTCGAACTGAGCCGCCGACACCCCGTTGGGTACCACTATCGACCCCGCCCCGGTAACCGTAAGGTAATTGGCTGTACCCCACGTAATAACCCCAAGACCTTGCGCCCCCGCACCCGCAGTGCCTCGACCGCCTGCACCATTATTTCCACCTACCCCGCCGCCCCCGCCTCCGTAATTTCCGGCGCTTCCCCCAGACAAAGTGGAACTACTACTGTAGTCACCCCCCGATCCGCCGCCCCCGCCGCCACACCCGACACTGCTGGACCACGTGGTGTCTGTCCCCCCGGCACCCGACACTACTCCTGTTCCTGCGGCGAACCCCCCACCGCCCCCGCCGCCGCCGCCATATAACCCCGCCGCCCCCGCTGACGGCTTGATGCCTGCCCCAACATTCAGATAGATGGTCTGACCGGGCGTGACGGTAAGGCTGTTGGTTTTGGCATAGGCCCCGCCCCCGCCTCCACCTGTGAGAATGTTGCATCCCCCGCCTGGGCCAATAGCTTCTGCTTGAATCGCAGTCACACCTGCGGGCACAGTCCAAGTCTGAGGCCCGGCGGTAGTAAAAAGTGTTGTCGTTGACACGCCAGCTGTGCCCGCGGGGGGGCTAAAACACTACGCCGATGTAATCACCAGCGCCGAAGCGTTGAACGACGCCTGCGTATTGATTGGAATGGACTGCTGAAGTACCTTCCTCACCATACCCGAACCGGAAGCCGACGTGTTGACATTAGTGCTGGCATTCGACACCGAAAAAGCATCGGTAGCGAGATTAGCGGCTATGACTGCCAACAGCCCAGTAAAGTTGGACTGCGAGAATGTGGGCGCCGTGCCCCCGTATTCAGTGGAGAACACTACAGTGTCAGCAAGGGAATATCCGTGGGCCTTGACATCAAGAACCGCAGGGGACGCCGACGTGACGTATGCCGGAAGCCAGGCGTAGTTGCCCAGATAATCCCAGGCCAGCAAGTTGCCCGTAGAGGCCGCGTCATACATGCCAAAACCAACCACCGTGCCCCAGCTTGCTGTGGCTTGAGGGAAAGTGACCACAGCAGAAGAGTTGGTGGCGGTTGAGGGGGCTGAACCGGAAGGGGCCGCGAAGGCTGAAAATATGATGTTATCGCCGTTCCCAACGCCCCCGCCCGTGGCGTTGGCACTCATGACAACCGTGGTGCCCGTGGTGGAAAGAACCGCGGTACCCGCCGGAATGACAGAGGCGGTTGTATCGTACACCGACATGCCCGCCACGATCCAAGAAGGCGTAGAGGAGAAGTGCAGCGTGGCGTTGCCGTTAGCCGTGGTGCCATTGGTGGCCGCGTTGCCCGCCACCTGCTGCCGGGCGTACGCCCCGCCGGACACCTCAGTGAAGCCCGTGCCTGCGTCCACGCCCGCTACCGTGAACAGGGCCAGGTAAACGCTGGGTATCGCGGGAAACGACACCTGCCCGGTGGTCCAATTCAAAAGCGCCTTGGCGGTATAGTCAGAAAGGCCCGTATCGCGAGCCTTCGCCCGGCAACGGAAGGGATAAATGGGGCGAGCCGGGCGCGACTGAGGCAGAAGCAGTCCGGAACGGCTGTATTTGAGGTTCTGAAGACCGGTTAACATTTCGCATTACTCCAGCGAATTAGAGGGGGGCTTGATCAATCAAGTCAGTCGAGGTGCATTCGGCCTGCACAAATCCAGCCCCATAGCGGCTGAAATCGTCAACAGAACGTACAAGGTAGTAGTTGCCGTTCCAAACTACAATGTCTGGTTGATAATTAGCCCCAGCGGCGTCTTTTGAGGGACCACGGAGCCGGAACTCGGTAATGACCAGCATCGTCTTGGCGGAGACCTGATAGGCTTCCTCACGTACCAAAGACTGATCACCTGTGGGGGTAACTGAGCCGATAACTTCAGGAAACGTTAGCCATTCCCAAGAGGCAACACCTAGGTCGTTCACCGTCTCTTTGCGGCGAAGAACCGTAAAACGCTCACCGGCAATTGCCGGGTCGAGGAGAACATCGGTAACGTCGACATCCATGATTACACCTCATACTCATGTATCGCCTCCCATTTCTCATTGGCGGCGGATGTGAACGCCTTTAGCTTTTTCACCGTGTTCCTATATTCAGCTTTCGCCAAGTTGAGCGCCCTCTTGTCCCCCGACAGATATGCGGCCTTCAACCCCTCCGCACTCAACAACAGCTCTCTCAACACTATGCGTCTAGGGTCGAAGTCCCGCCCCTCTTGCCCCGCTGTGACCCCGAACTGCTTGGCCAAGGACGTAGCTCTCTGACTAATGTACGCCGCCGCCTGGTCGCCCTTCTTACCCCCCTCGCTTAGCCGTTTGAAGAAGCGGGTCGCCTTCACCACATCTTTTGCCAGCGACCATTGACCCCCCCATGCGGGTACGAATTCTTTTTCCTTGGGCAGTAGCTCGATTCCCATCGAGGCTTGCTTTTTCGCGGGCGCCGCGCGGGGGGGCAACGGCTCATCTCTTTCTTCCGGTACGACCGGCTCGGCGTAACAACGGCAGTTGTAGATGCAGCCCGCGTGGGCGCGCTCCCCCTTTTCACCCGAGACCGGCGGAGTATCCCATCGGATAAACTTCCCGTTCAGTTTCCGATGGAGCGGCCGGACATCAAGGTCTCCTGAACTCCGCCAGATATACCCCTCAGACCCAACATATTCCGCTCGGGCCTGCGTCAAATTAGACGACACGCGGGCCGTTTCGGTTCGGGCTATGGTGCTAGCCTTGGCCGCCGACACCTTTTCCGACTTCAGTATCTCTCTGGTAATCTCATCTGCCCGGCCCGCAGTAGTCACCATTCGTTCGGCCGCCAGTTTGTGCACTCTGTCGGCCGCCGCCTCGGGAATTGAGGTGATCAGCTTCACTTGTTCTTGCTGTAGCTCTTGGAGCCGGTGCCCGATAGGGGCGCCCTTTATTTCCTGGGCCAGCCCCCGGCTCATTGTTTTACTGAGCTTATTCCAGGCTGCCTCGTCCTGGCGGGACGCATCAAGCAACATTCGGGACGAAACTGCCCGCGCCCAGGGAACCAGCATCCGGGCATAAGACCGGAGCATGTCTTCCAGCTGGTCCGGCTGACCCGCCAACTCTTTGGTAATTACCCCAATCTGGCGAGCCACGGCCCGTAACCGGCTGGAATAAGACCGTTCAGAACGCTTGACGTGCGCCCAAATCTTCCGCTGTTTGGCTACGTCGGGCGCAACACGAGGCATCCATCATCCCTCCGGGGGTGCTCTTCCTCTTTCCACTCGGAATCGGCCGTGCCGTGCCGCAGATACCACTCCCGCCAAAGAAGCCCCACAGCCTGTTTGGTGCTCTTCTCTTTCGTACCCGTCACCCGGCGCGCGATCTCAATCACGTCTTCCTTGCGGGCCGTCTCCAATTCAGACAACACCTGACGCAACGTCGCGTGAGTCTTTGCGCCTTTTATGCGGGCAACGACATCATCAAAATTGGCAATGGGAGATTCCGCAAACCGGCTATCTTCCTCAACCGGAAAAGTGCTCCTACCCGGCGCAACCTTCTTGGATTGCGGGTCTGGAAACCCGCCCCACTCATCGCGGCGGCGCCGGTCTAAAAGACGAATGCGAAGAACCTCAGCCATCTTATTCTTCTCGCCAGTAATTGGTGTAGCAACATGTCGAACCTGTCCGGTATCCCGCACCCTGTCAACAAACACGTGTACTGCCATTTACTTCACCATCGCGCTTCGAATGGTCCAACCTAGTCCTTCAAGCTTTGTTTTGACGTAAGCCAGGTCTTCGTTGTTCGATTTATGCCGTCCGTGGTACAAGGTAACGGAGCTAAGCCCTCGGCTCCCCTGCCACTCCACCTGGCCGGTCTTCCGCACGCGCACCCACTTCGCCCCCTCATCCCTTGCCTGATCGTCTATTACCGCAACGATCTGATCCAAATCCCGTTGGTTATACACTCCCCCGGCCGACTCAAACAACTCAAACCCCGCCGAGCGCGGAATTGAGGGTTGAGTATCACCATGGGTAAGGAAGCCCGAAACACCATCGCTAGTGTCGTTGACGTGGATGTGAAGATGGTAAGACCGTGGCTTGCGTGACATTGCTAGTTCTCTAGTAAGATGAGTTGCATCTTTGCCTGTTAGGTGGTACGGGCAGGCCCCGATGTCAAACTGCCCCGCTTCAGTTCTAACCTTCCTGCCCGTACCGAGGACAAGTAGACCACACCTTGCAAGGCTTGTCAAGTATCTTCGTTGGGAAAGGGTTGAGCAGGATACAGACCAGCCATATCCTGCCCTACTGTTACGCTACAAACGCAACATCTACTCAAGGACCTCGCGGGTGGCGGTTACTCCTCCCGGCCGTCCTGCCCTCACACCCTACCACACCCAGGTGTGGCTGTCAAGATATAAATATCGGTTATGCCACGGTTTCCAACGAACCTGAGGGGCCGTCCACCGGCCAGGGTTCTAGAGGGTCGACGCTAGCCAGCGCCGCCATGAGCTGCCCGACCTGTAATTCCGCCGGTTTGAGGGACTTCCTGTTGTACGCCGCTTCATATTCCGCCTGTGCCTGCTTCGCCGTGTTGTACCCCAGCATCACCTTGTGTTCTTCGAAGCGTCCATCAGTGAAATGATTAATTATGAAAACCTTTTCGGACTGCCGGACTGGTCCAATAAAACAATCAACCGGCTCGTCCTTTCCCTCTGCGCTATGTGTACCGCGAATGTACCCGTAATCCGCAGGCCACGCCGGGCCTCCCGCCCAGCGAGCTATCCCCGCCGGACACTCGATTACCACAGGTATCCCTAGGTACTCGGAAATCGGCAGATGCTGGTCTGAAACGCCCCGCTGTCTCTTCCGCGTGTCCTCCGCCCCCAGACGTCCCTCCCAATGCTCGTCACCCCGGCGGTCGCCCGTCCGCGCCCCTCCGGCCCCCGGCCGCTCCTCCCCGTCCTCCTCTGGCTCCTCGCCGTCCGGACTCGACCCGCCGGAGCCGCCGCCCTCCATCAACTCTTCGGCCTGCGGAGGCTCAATTGACTCATCCGCCGCCTCGATGTCTTCCTCACTAATATTAGTGAACCGGCCGGTAACAATAGATGACTGCTTCAACTCCAGCATTGCCGTTCTTTGTGACACAAGCTTGCGTTCTTCAGCAGCATTCACGGTCTGCACGTCAGTTAAAGCAATCTTGGACTTCTCTTCTTCAGTCATCTGCCAAAGGGGCACAAACTCGAACCCCCAACTTTTCGGAAGATTGACCCCCAACGAACGGGCCAGCACCCTTATGATCTTAGTCAGCGGCACGCGCAGCTTCTGGTTTTGTTGAAGCCGAATGCCGTCGTAGTACATCCGCAAGTCAGACTCGCCAGTAGAATTAAGACCCCCCGGCGACATACCAAACAGTCGCACCGCAGGAATCTGTAACGCGCCGCAAAGCTGTTCACCTAATCGGGCCAGGGTGTCCGATATTCCCGAATTCACCGTCTGTTGATGCGGAACATAATCGTCCTCCGCATCAATCATCGTGATTCCCTCATTTGACTGCGCCCGGCGCATAATCTGAAGATAGGCAAGCAGCCCCTTCAGCGCGGGGGAGTTACTGGAGGCTATTTCACGAAGACCCTTAATCTTGAAAATTCGCAGAAACATCTTATGAACAAGCTGCGCCGCCCCCTGAGTGGCCGCATCAAACGCAATCATCCGGTCGTAAAGCCGTTCAAGGACCGAAATGCCCCATAAATTTTCCATCACCCTTTGCCAGTAAGGCAACTTGATGCCGTCCACCCTCAGGCATCGGGAATAATGGAGAACCTTAAGATTGAGAGCCGGGGCATCCGAAGTTACTCGGTAGTATTTCGGCATCCCAATTGAGGGGCCATAATCGGTAACAAGATTAATCAGGTCCGGCTCAACCATCCACCGGTCGAGCGACAACATCCCCCTAAACTGACCTTCCCGAATGGTGTCAATGCGCAACGGGGTGGACAAATCCTGACCGTCAATGAGCATGCATCCCAGAGCCCCGCCGTACAGCCTGCCCCATTTCACGGTATCGCAGATCGCGTCCCATACCCCGTGTTCGATTAGCCCTTTTTGCAACGTCTGGATATCATCCGGAGGAATTTCTCCCGTGAACTGGATACCCATTTTGACCATGTCTTCCGCAACAAGATCAATCGCTACACCCCCCAACCATGACCCTCGATGTATCCACTCAAGAAGCGTGCGGATACGGGTAATCGGGTTAAAGCCGTAAGTAGATGCGGCAAGCGCGTTATCAGTGTCATTCCCAAGCTGAAGAATGTAGTTATTAAAGGAATCCAACGTGCGTTGGTCAAGCGCCTTCGCTGGGTCTCCGTCCAGAAAGGCCTTGACCTCTGGAGGCATTTCTGGCTCAGCAGCGCCCGCCGCCCTCAACAGGTTGCGGGCGCGCGTTTCGTCCCGCTTAGCGCGGGTTGCCGCCTTCTTTACTGGGGAAGATGGGGGGGATTTGGCCACTATTTAACTGGATCGGGAACTGGACTAAAATCGACGTAATATTGCTGGCCGATTACCATTTGTGCTATGGCCTCCGGGTTATCGACTTGCATTTCGATGACACCAGCCGGGGTAGCTTTCGCAAAGCTGACATCCTCCGGGGATTTATCAGGGTCATAGGTACAGCGATAAATCGCCTTACACCCCCCGTAAATCTGAGGGATCACCGACTCCAGTTGCATCTTAGCTCGAATGGCCATTTTAACCTTCAACCGGTCCGGTTTTAGCGTAACCAATAACCTCGTAGGGCATCCACTCGCAGTGCCCGCCGGGGTGTTCAGGGGGCAACGCATCCTTTGGCTGGCGCAACGTGACGCTGTTTCGGCTCCAATGCCCGCCACTGTGATCATGTATCGCAAGATTTACACAACGGTCACCCCAAACATGCACCACCGTAGCCGCAAACGGCAAAGGTGAGTGTTGAGCCATTAGCCTATCGTACTCTGGGTGCGGCCAATACCAAACAATGTGGCCGATAGTAGGTTCAATCATCATATTTTTCCTCCAGTTTAGTTAGCTGCACCTAGAGCTTCCCACATCTCCAAGTTTGAAGTCTCGGCATACGTCAATATCAAGGCGTCCGCGTAATCCGGTGACGCGATGCCCCGCAGCGCTAAATGGGCCTTGGACTCAATCTGAATCTTGCCTTTTTCATCCCGCCCCCACTTCACCAGAGATAGCTGCCCGGAAAGCGCCATTGCTTCAGGTCCCTCATTATCTGAGGGAAGAGATATCAGGGTGGAAGGTTCGTGCTCTTCGCCCCCCGGCTCTTTCCTGATAAACAACAACATCTCGTGGGTGCGCTTGAAGGCATCCCGTGTTTTCCACCACGCCTCAGCCTTCAGGTTTGAAAACTTCTTATCTGAAGTATCCCCATCAGACCACAGGGTTTTGGTTGGGGGCTGTCCAACATTGACACCCTTACAAAACAGTTTGTCCTGCCGAGTCAGTGCGTCCCCCGTCCCCCGGCCAACCCCGACATTGTCGTAAAGCAGCCTAGTAATCTCGCAATGCCACCCGTCGTCCCGAATAAACTTCTGTAGCAGAGCATACTCAACCATGCGGTGCGCCGTGTTTATCGTGTCCGGATCGCCCCAGGAACTGGGCATCTTCACAATTGGTCCAAATCGAGGTACGATCACCGACCGCGCCCTGCCTGCCCCAACGTCCCCTCCGGCAATTCCCTTAATTGAGGGGACAAGGTCTAGGTGGTTTTTTATTTCCTTAGCCGCCTCCACCCACTTGGCCAGGATGCAGATGCCCTCAACCGAGGCCGAGTAATCCAGCTCATATTCCGAGGCCCAGACGTGGGGTTCTAGCGCCCGTTTCTTCTTCGCGACCCATTCCGGCGTTTTGCGGGGATCATCAGAATAGTGATACCGGAATATCTGCCGGGGGAGCAGGCTGCCCCCAAATCGCTTCCGGGCAAACAGATTGCCCATACCATTTACCGAACTTCCCCAGATACGAATGTCGGTATTTGCTGACGTAGAAGCCTCAACCCTGTCCGCCCGCTCGATAAACGCCGCCTCGTCAACCACATAAAGTGTCGAGCGACCCCCCCGCCCCATCTGGTCTCCCGCTTCCCCGCGAATAAGGTTGTCGTTATCCGGGTTGAACAACCGCATGAAGTTATCATGCTTTGCTGGGTCCCAAGCGCGAGGCAGCATCCAGCGGGGCAGCCCCCGCATTAACATGCGAATTTTTTCCAATATTGAGTCGGGGTCGCCGATCTTGTCGACGTACTCTTCTTTACGTGATCCGAAGGTGGTCTTGAACCCCGAAACGAACAACCACTTGTGTAAAGCAACACCCCCTGCAACCCAAGTAAACCCGATGTCCCGGCTTTTCTCGCAAAGCCCGTCCTCGGCAAGAGATATCCGCTCTTCCAACCAGGCCACTAACTCTCGCTGACGGGCAAACAAGTCGAGCGGGATATGGGCAATGCCCTTTTCAGTAACTAACCCCTGACCGGCCACCCGGCGAGGGTCGTAGGTCCAACACCAATTGGCGAACCAATGAAAAACATCTCTACGGCACTGTTCAAGCTCTACCGCAATTGCGGTGGGGTTTGCACCAACGGCCTGCAACAGTTGAAACCGGCGGATAATGGAGGCATGAAGTGGCGCTGACATCTAGGATAGAAAAAACGCCCACTCGTTACCTAACAGACGGCGGCAAACCCATGACCACAGTCCTACCATGTCTCGACTCCCTGAAATCAGGCCCGGCGAACAGAGAACTCTACGTCCTATTCGCCGGGCCTCACACCCTGCTTGGTTTACCTCAAGGGTTCAAGCAGGAGAATTACTGCTGAACGTAAGTCACAAGCACCTGCGTGGCGCCAGTGTTAGATGTCACCGCGCACAATCCCGTCGTCGAAGGGGTAGTGATAATAGTTCCCCCGCCAAACCCGGCATTGAACGAAGTTATCGGAGCCGTATAAGTCGGCGTCAATGCGGTTCCCGCTCCGCTGCATGCCGCAGAGGCCCCACTATTTGACAAGTAAATCGTCTGGGTGGCCGCAGCAACGACCGAAATGCCGCACACATAGACGGCCTTCGTGCCTGAATATGCTACCAGCGACGTGGTAGTTGCCGAGTTGATGTTGGCCAACACCGATGATTTCGCAACGTTGCGGCTTTGACAGGGGTCGAGAGCCACAACCGTGTCGTCACGAAGATTGATGGCAAGTGAGCCGTCACTGTCTAACTGCAACGCAACGCTCTGACCGTTAGTCAGCGAAACGCCGCCCGAGTTGTAAACACCGCCGCCCAGCTGCATCTTGGTTGGGGCAGTGGCTGCCGTAATTACGCCTTCGGTAGACGAATCCGAAACAATAAGTTGACCAGTCGACGTGCCCTGCAGCGCAACGCTCTGGCCTGTCGTCAGCGAAACGCCGCCCGAGTTGTAGACCAAACCCCCAACCTGCATGCTGGTAGGAGCAGTTGCCGCCGTGATTACGCCCTGTGACGCGGCATCTATCGTAATGAGCTGGCCTGTGGAGTTAACCTGCAAAGCCACGGTCTGACCAGTAGTCAAACTCACGCCGCCCGAATTGTACTGTGCCCCCGTAATTGCCATTTTTGAAGGGGCGGTGCCTGCTGTCAATCCGGCCTCAAGATTCGGAAGCGTAACGATCTGTTGCCCAGTAGAGTTTACCTGCAGCGCAACCGACTGACCCGTTGAAAGCGAAACGCCCGCCGCCGTGTACACCGCACCCGCCACTTGCATCTTGGTTGGCGAGGTTGCCGCTGTAATCACGCCTTCTGTGCTGGCGTCGGAAACAATAAGCTGGCCCGCAGAAGTGAGCTGGAGTGCCCCAGCCTGGGTGTTGGTAAACGTCGGCGCGGCACTGTTGTAAACACCGCCAGCCAACAGAGAATTAGCTGGCGCCGTGCCGGGGGCAACAGGGGCCTCGACATCGGTAAGAACTACAGACCCGGCGGAGTAAGTTACCGCCCCGCCGTTGGTTCCCGCCATATTGATGGTGACATACCCGGATCCGGAAAGCGCCGAGAGATTAACGCGAAGCCGCGTAAGACCGCTGGCATTGACCGTCCAGGTGCTGGCCGTGGAGACCGAATTCACCGTAGATCCGCCGTTGATCGGCGTCATTTTGAGGGTGGTCCAGGTGGCGCTGGCGTTTGCAACTGAGGGGGCTTCGTTAGTGCCCTGAACGGATGCCGTAAATGTGCCTGACAGGCCGGTAAACTGGACAGAAACCGTGTTTTCGCCCTGCACCGTGAAATACAGATATCCGGTGGAGGTCAGCGTAACCGGCTGCAACACTGCGGTGGGAATGTACACGGGGGTCTGAGTGGGGTAGGTCTGGGCATGCAACGGTGCTGGAATAAACAGCGCCAGCGCAACTGCGGCCATCAACCGGCCTAGAAGTCTCATTGTGGTATTCTCCTCAGCGATGTGAAGCAAGTTATGTGGCGTTTATTGTTCCCAGCGTCTCGCGGTAAAGTAGGGCCAATTCCTCGGCCGACAGTTTTGACAAATCAACCGTAACATTGAGGGGGGTTGAAGAAGTTGCAGGGTTGTTATCCTGGAACCTCTTAAACTTCCAGGGGCGCCGGGCTTGAAGCAAGGTGGTCAACAACCCGTCACTGTATTCTCTAGTCTCGTCTATTTTCTCACCCTTGTAGTAGACAGGCTTGGCCACCCCGTCAACCGCCCGGCGGCGGGCTTCGTCTTCCAGGCCATCAGTTCCCTCATCGACGGCGTCATCCCACAACACGGCGAAATCCGGATCTGTCTGTCTCCACCGTTTGACCGCAGGGTACGTCACGCCAGAACCCCTAGCCGCAGCTGAAGGGGACCGCCCTTCCCTCAACAGTGATAAAAACATATCTCGCACTTCCGGCGTGTCTTTACGCTCGAAGGGATTCGAAAAATCCCGGCGGCGGGCGGCCCAAGCCTTGTCAAAATCTGGATCGGTCACACGGAAATTGGCCACTGTGGCCGCGTCGAACCGAGGGTTGCGGTACACCGCAGCGGCGCAACCATCGCAGTGCTCCAGTTCCTCCAGCAGCGCCCGTTTGAGGGAGGCCAGCACCAGCGGGTCAAACACCTCCCGAATGATAATCCGGCGCCCGCCAACTATTTCAGTACGGACGCGTTTACCATTGGGGCTGAACGTCCCGTATTTGCGAACCTTCTTCACGCCAACACCAAACTACTCAAACCTATCTCTGCCCTGGTTGTCCGGCCAAACCATCGCAAAAACAACAGTGCTCGTTGCTCTCCAGATCGACGATAAAACACCCCGCCAATCCCTTGATATGCCCCCTCGGTTATCTTTACCCGCTGTCCCGGCCTGAACAAACAAGGCGTCTGGGCGGGTTCTTCAAGTTTAATGTATCCGGCTATTTCGCGACTTCGGATTTCATCAATAACTTCTCCCGCAATCAATGCGGGTATTTCACCAATTCGAACAACAGCAGTGATACTAGAATGACGCCGGATGCCGCTGATGCTGCCAACCCCAGCATTCTCCAGAAAAATATACCGGGCCAAGAACGCCCTTTCGACCATCGTAACTTTACGGCCATGGGTTCTCTTGATTCGCACCTTAGGACAGTAGGTGGTAGCCCCGGCAGCGGTAAGAACATCAGACGCCAACCCCTCTTGGTTCGGTTTCGTTTGTATGATCAACCATTCTGACACCTGTCTCCCTCAAGGCATTTTCCAGTCAGAAACACTATGCGCCGCAGCCTGGGTGAATTTGCCAGGGTATAACGGGCTGCCCAACTCAGCTGGAATTCACCCTTGCGGCCAGCTGTGCTCTGTAAAAGAGCCTGTCAAACAACTCAAACGAAAACAAGACACACTAAGTGGTGCAACCTATCCGATCCGAGAGACACTATAGCACACCCCGAGGCCGCTGTCTAGTATGAACCCGCGAAATACTAGAATGCGGGAATGCGGCGAAACCCAGAAACACGAGAATGTGGCGAAACACGACGAAACACGACGAAACGAGAATAGAGACGGAATACTGAATAACGCAAGGGCCTTGCTGAGGTACTTTCTTTGACGGCACGGGGGTTGGAATACTGGCGCCCGCCTCCCCCAGGAGGGACTATGAATGCCCGCCGGACGGGGCTCGAGAGGGGGTCGAGACTAGCAAGTACTTGCCAGCAGCTAGAAGCAACACCTTGCGTTGATTAACTGAAATATCGCGATTAACTTGAGGCCCGTCCGACGGGGGCTGAAATACTCGTTTTCGGAAACATGAGGGGCACTGGCACGGGTAGTAGGTCCCTCCGCCCCCCGGGGGCGATAAAAACTTAACTTTGGTAAACATGCAGCCAAGGGGTGTCATGGAACATGCGTCTTGCTTCGGTCGAGGGCCTCTCGATGCCCGTCCCGCCGAAGTCTGTCTCGCCCCGGGGATCGCCCCGTGGCGCCTTGTCAACGTACCCCGAGTCTGCTAACCGTGGGCCTACTTTAGGGGGCCTCTTGGGGTGCAAGTTGGGGTCTCAGCAATAAATCGTTGGTTGTAATGGTGGCCCTCTACATCATCGCCTGGGGCCTGAAAATATGCTCGTATTCTGCTCTGTTTCGTCTAGTTCCCGGCGACTGTTCCGGGGGTGTTTCGTCTATTTCCCGCTGCGGGTTTCGTCGATTTCCCTCCGTCTATTCCGGAGGTGTTTCGTCTAGTTCCCTCCGTCTATTCCGGAGGTGTTTCGTCTAGTTCCCTCCGTCTATTCCGGAGGTGTTTCGTCTAGTTCCCGTCTCGGGTCTCGTCTGTTTCATCCAGTTCCCGGCTCCAGTGCCTTTTCGGCCCTCCCGCCCCTCATTTCGGGCGGTTCGGCCTTGACAGCACTAGAGCCGGTGTGGTAGACTGAGCGATGGTGGCGCCCCGGTCCAATGTTAACGGCGACATCAGTGATCAACTATACGCCGTCCGGCCTAGTGTACCACATCTCCGGCCCCGGCGCAATCCCCCTCAGGAGGCGGCCGTATGTCCAACTCTTCTTCGCCTGACGTATTGGAAACCGTGCAGTGGGCACACCATAATGCTTTTACAATGGTCCCCCTTCTCCCTCGCACCAAGACCCCAATCTCTGGCGAGTACGCAAAACCCGGATACCTCTCTCCTCCCCCTTCTTATTGGTCCACTCACGACTGCGGCGTGGGGCTCGTCACCGGTCCGCAGTGTTCCTCTCCCGTGGACATCGACATAGACGGGGGGGATGCCGCCCGGCACTTTGCACGGCTGTTTCTTCCCTCAACTACGGCCGTGTTCGGCCGCAAGTCCAACCCGGCGTCCCATTGCCTCTACCTCGTGAAAGAACCGGCCTTCTCCAAGTTTGCTTTGTCTGACCCGGTCGACCGCTCTTGCATCATTGAGGCCCGAGGCGATGGCGGGCACCAAACCGCGCTCCCAGGCTCTATCCACCCCTCAGGTGAACAGATAGCGTGGGCGGCTTCTCCCCCTTCCTCTTTATCTCTTGTCGCCTCAGAGGCCCTCATCCGCGCTGTGCGCAAGGTGGCTCTCGCGGTCATCGTTTGCCGCCATATCTGGCAGCCGGGCTACCACAATGAGCCCTGTAAACACCTGTCCGGCATGTTCTACTACTCCGATTGGCCTGAGGCGGAGGCCGTGTCGTTCGTTCAAGCCGTTACCGAGTACCTCGGCGATACGGACTCTTCCCGCCTCCCCACCGTCCACCTCGCGTATGCGCGGGCAGAAAAAGGTCGCAAGATTACGGCGGGAGGAAAACTGCGCGAGCAGGTGGGCGAGCAGCTAGTGTCGGCCATTTTTTCCCTGATGGCCAGCCCCGGCCAGGAAGCTTTCACCAACAAACTGGCCGCGTACAACGAGCGTTTTGCTATTGTGAACTATGATGGCAACTTTCTCGTTGCTCAAACCGACACCCGGCCCGGCACTTTGCCTCAATTCATCCGCCGGAGCGACTTTCTTGCGTTCAACGCCCGCGACACGGTGTCCGGTCCGGACGGCAAGCTCCGGCGCTTCCCGGAGCTGTGGCTGGCTTCCCCTCGCGCCTGCAGATACCCGGTCGTCGACATGTTGCCGGGCGACGACGGGGCTTCCGGGGTGTTCAACCTGTGGACAGGGTTCGCCATTCCCCCCGGCGAAGGTGAGTGTACGGCCTGGTTACAACTATGCCGTGTGGTGTGCGGAACGTCTGAGGGAATGGAGTGGCTGTTGGCCTGGCTGGCGGACATCGTGAACTCCCCTCAAGTAAAGCCGGGCACGGCGCCCGTGATAGTCGGCGAGCCGGGAGCAGGAAAGACCTCGCTGGTGGAGTATTTCGGTGAAATACTGGGAGAATATTACGTCCCGGTCACCCAGGACACCCATCTGGTAGGCAACTTCAACGCCCATCGGGCTACGGCCCTCCTCATTCACTCTGAAGAGGCCCTGTACGGCGGCGAGAAGAAACACCGGGGCATCATTAAGTCTCTCATCACCGACCGGTACCAGATGCTTGAGCGCAAGGGGGTAGACGCCAAGCGCATCAACAGCTTCTCGCGCCTCATTCTGTCATCTAACAACGCCAACCCCGCCCCAATTGAGCCGGGGGACAGGCGCTTTACCATTTTCGACATGGGTAAACTCAAGGCTTCCGAGGCGCTTCTTGCCGCTGTGCGGGACGAGCGGGCCAATAAAAACGGGCAGGCCGCACTACACCAGTTCCTATCCCGGCTGTCCGCCCTTCCCGATTTATCCAGGGTTTCCCTCAAGACCGAAGCGGGGTTGGGCATAGCCGCCCGCAACTTAGAACCGCTTGATGTATTATGGTTGAACCTTCTCAACCAGGGCGAAGTGTTCCCAATGGAACTTAAGTGGTGCCAGCGCCCGGCGCCCACCGACGCCTCCGGGGACGAAGAAGAATTTCGCTGGCCTGAAGTTATCTCTACCGTTGCGCTGTACCGAATGTTTGAGATAAAACTAAAGAATCGGTGCCCCCCCGCTTGGGTGGCCATCGACATAGTCAAAAAACATTACTTCGGCGGGGGGGCCAAAGAAAAACACGCCCGTTTCGCGGTCCCTCCCTATGATGACATTACCATCGACAAGGCATGGCGGCAGGGACTGGGCGTCCGCCAGCGGGCGGTGGAGATCCCTCCGCTAGTGGCGTGCCGCCGCATGTTTGAAGAGTACGTCGGACAACCCGTCAATTGGGGTTCGGACGAACTAATGCCAGACCTTCCACCTGCGAAAACCAACTACAAGCCGTCGTACTGAACAGGGGTAAACAAATGGAAGAACACAACTTTATTACAACAACACTTGACATGAATAAACGCGGTGTGACCATAATGATGTCAGATTTTTTGAGGCGAATAGCCGTACTTTTATGTGTCCTGGTGGCCGTAGCAGGAGGGCAGGTGCTAGAAACCGGGAACGCGATGTTTTTAGCTGTGGTGTGTGTGATAGTCATTGTGTGGTTGATCGGCATGCCAACGAACGAGGACACTTGACAAACCCCCGCTTCGTGTGTTAGGTTGTTGATTGTCAATAACTGTCAACACGGGAAAACGACATGGCAATCAAGATACACCACACACAGCGTGCACGGGCAAAGAAGTTCGGCATCGAGTTGAAGATCGAAGAAAATGAGGTGGTTGCTTACCGCAGAAGCAGGCCGCAGGCTTCGGGCGTCAATGCAAAGGCCGTACTGGAGGAAGCTATTAGTATGATACCTTCTGCCGCCGTGGCTAAGCTCATCCGGCCCGCCCCAAAGAAAGAGGGAGAGGCCGAAGAAAACGAAAGCGACGGCGACAGCGGCAAGTCTATCATTTCGAACCGGTATAAGGAGAAATACCGGTCCCACGAGATGAGCTGCGGAGACGACCTGTCAAATGCGATGGCGGAGCGGTTCACGGTTTTGGACTCTGAAGCCGGAGAAAGGCGGGTCGACCGGGCGGCGCTGCAGAGGTTTGCAGAAGCCAACGACATCTGGAAACCAGGCTATGTCCGCCTCAATTCCGGCCAGCTGAGGATGACGATTGGAAATCGGGTGCGCGGTTTGATGCGTAAAGACCTTGAAGTCAAGTGGTAGTGGCTTGGGGCACGTTGCACCAAGCTTTGAGGGGGAGGGGACAGGACGTTCCTTCCCCCTCAGTTTTAAGGGAAGGTTGGCATGCAGTACGCAGCAGGCAAGGTTATTCAGGGCAAAAAGTGGCGAAAGACCATGTCCGGCATGGGCGATAGGTGGGTGGAACCCTTCGCCGGGGGACTGGGGGCATATCAACAAATAGCGCCGTCGTACGGGCGCGCTTTGATTTCCGACCTTTCGCCCGTTATACTAATGTGGGAGGCGGTGAGGAACGGGTGGCGGCCGGATGTAAGCACTCCTTTGACCAAAGAGTCCCACGCCGTTTACAAGCAGATCGCATTCGGGGATGACCCGACACCTCAAGCGGTTTATGCTGTACACACTGGAAGTTTTAGGGGCAGCGCTACTGGAAGCTGGAGCCCGTCCGGCCCCCGGAGGGGAAGCAATTCCGGGTTGGCTAGACTGGAGGCGGTTGCGGATGTATTGCGCTCCGTGCCCACCGAAATCCGCCAGTGTGACTACAAAGATACACTATCTGACTGTGGGCAGGGGGATGTAGTCTATTTGGACCCCCCATATTCTGCTTTAAATTATTGGATTAGGCCGCCGCTCTGTTCAGGCTTTGACGTTAACGAGATGTTAAATATGGCTGAGGCCGCTGTGCTCCGGGGGGCGGTTGTGTTCATCAGCCACTACAACAATGAACTGGATACCAATAAGTGGCGGGCGGTTGAGTTACACCTAGACCAGAGCCCCATGTTTGACGGGCAGAACCTTTCGGCCAAGCGCATTAACGAGTATTTGTACGTGGACATCCGCACCTTTTACCGGTTTGATTTTCGAGGCGACGATTCCCGCGTGAAAACGAACCGCCGGGCGGCGCAAACCTCTGTTAGACAAGATTTGTTGGCCCTCACCGGCGGGCGGTGTGAGGCCACGGGGGAACTGTATCCCAAGTACCAGTTGGATTTGGTACACGGGCCGGGGTTTGAGTTTGTTAAAATGGGGGATTCCGATCCGGACTACTGTTATCTTGTAAACAAACTATTCCACGCAGCGCTGGACGCCCCGGAATCAGGAGTCACAATGTTGGACGGGATGTGGGTTGTACCAGAATGTTTTCGAGATCAAGAATGGGCGAAGAATACTCACGGAATGCGGGCGAAACGGTGCCGGAAATAGCTGAAACATTCGAGTAATACCCAGAGAATATTCGGGGAACGTAATTGTGTTTCCCGTTTTCCTTTCGGTTTCAGGCGGAGAAATCAAAAGGTCCTTCAACCCTCCGTCAACTGAGGTTCCAAATGCGTTCTTGGGCAGTGGCGATTTTCCTGTCGGTCTTGGGCGGAACTAGTTTCCCCGCTCGCGCCGACTACAGACCGAGCTGGACAGAACCCGCACCGAAAACTCATAAAAAGCACCGCACACACAAGGTTGCCCGGCACAGCCGCAAAAAGCACCGCACACATAAGGCCACCCGGCACAGCCATAAAAAGCACCGCAGGTCTCGCGGGCGGCACGTTTCCTCTGCCCCCTACTCCCACGTTCGTTCCCCTCAAGTTCCGCCCCCCTCCGGCGGCATGGTGACTATACCGACCGTGGCGGGGCGAATTACCGTTGCGCGCAGCCAGGCTCCCCATTGGCAGGCCCTGATTGCGGACCTTGCCGCCGCAGGCTATCGCCCGCACCGTCTTGGCTGCTATGCTTCGGGTGGCCATGTGACCTATTCCCGCCATTATGTGGGTGCGGCATGCGATTTTGATGGTTCTCTTTCTCGCAGCGCCTTCATGCGGAGCCAGACCGCCCATCGCATTATCGTCGCCCACGGTTTTCGCAACGGTTGCAGCTTTGCCGTTCACGGGGTGCGCGATTGTGGCCACGTCGACGACGGGCGCGCCGGGCACCGGCACAACTGGTACACTCTCGGAATAAGAATGCCTCGCTTTGGCCACCGGCGGCGCGGCGTGCCTGATACCGGAATGGGGCTGGGAATGTGGCCCTTTTAGGTTGTGTATTCCAGCCCGTGCCCTTGACGCCGGGCACGGGCTGTGTTTTTTTGTATTAACACTCACAGGAGGTCCCCATGACCAGCGAAGATTCTACATCCAGCACCATCATCGCCGATAAATATAGAGGCAACTACCAGGCAGTCAAGTTCGCAAAGGGCGGCAAAAACTACACTTCCCGTATCTCTAGCGATTCCGTTGCCTACGGCCTGCTTGGGGCCGACGACGGGGAATTGAGGGATGTGCTGGAAGAGAACGGTGCCATCGGGCAAATCGAAGGCAAGACATATCCGAATCAGGGCATGTTTCGCATGGCCGCCGGGGCAATTCTGCGCGGAAAACTTCGGCGTGGCGAGTCCATTAAGATCAAGGGCAAGATCGTCAAGACCCTCGACCAGCAAGTGAAGTCCCCGTTCATCGACTAAGTTTCGTTCGATCTGCCGGTTGAATGAAATTAGGGCCGCTGGAATATACAGGTTTCGCCTGTTCCAGCGGCCTCTATATATTTGGGCTTGACGGCCGGACGCCGGTGTGGTAGAGTGTCCTTAAGGTCAGGGAGGCACGGATAGAGCCCCAGTCCAAGAAGCCGACCCTGACCGGCATATCGATTTTCGTGTTAGGGATTTCCTTGAACACGAAAAGGTGTGGACCTGAGCTTCCTTGTTCCCTCAGGTCCACACTTCCCGTTTTCCGGTGCGGTGTTTTGACAGTTGACACCGCACAAACCGCCGGGCCAAGTATAGGCGCAGGCCCGGCGGCACTTATAGTTTGGCTGGCCCCGTATTCGGTCCCCCCGCTCGGAGCCAGTCTCAGGGCAGCTAGGTCTCTCGCGCCCCCGTGCCTCGGCCTAGCTGCCCGCCCCCTTGATAGGACAGTTTGCGTGCCCATCGTGTATGTCCCCCACCCTGTAAAAAACGACATCAGCGCGGCCAAGCTGTGGGGCTCTCTAGTTTTCATAAATAAGGGGTACGTTTACCCGGATGCAATAGATGATATAACCGATTCCATAGCCAGCGAGGTTTTTGACAACCTCGCAAAAGCCGCAAATTCTTTTACCCCCTCAGATTACCTGCTCATTGCGGGCGACCACCTCCAGATCGTTCAGTTTAGCGCCTTGTTGGGTGCCCGGTTTCCCTCCTTTTGGGCACTTCGGTACTTGCCCCACGTATCCGCGTACATGTCAGTTAGGATTCACACCGTTTCCAGATAAACAACAGGGTTGCGTCTTGACAGCCCTGTCGGGCTGTGCTACGGTAAGGGTTAAGAGAGTCTTAACGGCGGCAAGTAAGGAGTACGGCGATGGCAAAAAAACCCTCTACTCTGATAGATTTCAACACTTTACCCCAAAGTTTATTCGAGCGAAATAATCCCACCAAAAACATAGCGGCCGAACTCCTAGAACTGTCTAGACACCTTCAAGTTCTGCGCGCTCACATGTTTGAGGCTGCCCGGTCAGGCTCCAACTCGTTAGCCCGGTCTTTCGTGACGCTCCATCAACTTAACGAAAACATGCAACTTCTTGTTAAGCAATTCAACAAGTTGATGGAACACTACAAAACCGTAGCCGTTCCGGACGTGCTTGACATGGCGGGGGTGACAAACGTGCCGTTGGCCGAGGGCTTCCGGGTGGGAACTTCCAGCCGGTTGTGGGCTTCATTTCAGGTCGAAAATCAAGATGAAGGCTTTGAGTGGCTACGGCGCAATGGGATGGGAGACCTTATCAAGTTAACCGTAAACACTCAAACCTTATCCAGTGCAATCTCGCAACACCTAGACGAATATAGTGAGGAGCCGCCCCCTGAACTAATAAAAGTAACAGTCACGCAAAACACTTCAGTAACTCGTACAAAGAAATAGGCAAACCCCATGGCAAAGTCCCCCACAGCAGCTGCCCGCAGCACTCCAAACCTTCCCGCCACAACGGCCCCCTCACACCTGGCACTGACCGACGAGGTGCCCGAGTTCATGTCAGGTGATGCGGGAAAAGGCCTGGAATCGGTCGGGGCTGAAGACGTTTCAGTTCCTCGTATCAAACTGATGCAAGGAACCTCCCCAGAACTGACGACGTTTGATGACTTACGGCAGGGCGATTTCTGGCATACGGCTAACGAAGTGAACCTGGGCCAAAAGTTCCTTGCCGTGCCCGTATACCGCGACAAGCGTTACATCCTGTGGCGGCCTCAAGATTCCGGCGGGGGCATCCTGGCCCGCGCGGACGACGGCAAAACTTGGATTCCGGCCAACACTTCATTTGAAGTAAAGTTGGATGCAAAACAGGGAGGAAAAACTGTTACTTGGACCACCGGGGACACCGTGGAAAACTCCGGGCTAGCCCTGTGGGGAACCTCCGACCCTGAAGACTCTTCGTCCCCGCCCGCCGCCACTCTCATGTACAACTTCGTTCTGGTCTTTCCAGAGCACCCTGAGCTGGCCCCGGCAATTCTGACATTTCAGCGCTCAACCGTGGGGGTTGCTCGAAAGTTCTTAGGTACCCTCAAAACCCGCAACCGCCCGATCTTTGGTCAGGTTTACGAGTTTTGCTCAGTAGGAGCGACCAACAAAGACGGGAAGCCGTTTAGGTCGATCGTTCCGCGCGCTGCGGGCCTGATTGCGGATAAGGCCCTTTACGACAGGTATAAGGGGATGTACGAAACCTTCGCAAAATCGGCACTTCAAATCCGTGACGTCGAAAGCTTGCAGGTGGAAGCCGAAGAAGAAACCGCAACCGTTGGCCGGCCGGAGTATTGAGCATGACAAACGAACCCGTTCCAACGCAAGGCGCGGCGCTGGCCGCACTAGAAGAACTGAAGCAAGTGGTGTTGGACCCGTTAAACACCCTTACTTCAGCGCAGAAAGAACCGGGTTCCCGCCCGCCTTTGAAACTGCGGGTAGGGCCGGGGGTCCACCCTCTCTTTGCCAATACTTTTTCCGTCTGGAAAAGGGATGGAGTGCTGCGGTTGCTCGCTTGCGATAGCGCAAGCGAGGGATTAACCTCACCGGTCCACACCTTTTTGGTAATGACAGAGGCTGACGCCGTGGCCCTATGCCGGTTAATCCTGAACCTGCCAGAGGAAAAGACAGATGGCTCTGAAAGATGATGAAATAAAAAAGCTAGAAGCAGTGCTGCTGGCGTTGGACGGCGTGGAACTCAAAGGCCGGTCCGAACAATTCGTGACAGACCAGCGCGCGCGCTACGGGCAATACGGGACAAATATGCTTCTTTCGCTGAAACAGTGGGAGTGGCTGAAGAACCTCTACGAAGAACACGTAGGGAAGTGGGACGAAATCTAACTAAACAGGTGAAAAATGGTTGAAAAGGTTGATCTAGAGAAGTTCTCCACGTATGCCGGGTTTCTCGGATATCTTCGCCTTGCGCGGGTAAACTTGGTTGTGGCGGGTGAACGGGCAGTACGGCTGAAAACGGTGGATGTGCCGGAGCCTTACCGGCACATCACAGCTGGCCGCGACATCGAAGAACTGATCACTGAGCTTGACGATTTACTGAGGGAAATAGACCCTCTGATTGAGCTTATGCAAGAAAGAAGGTAGCAATGTCAAGCCGGTTTGACTACAGTGATGTGTTAGTTGAGGTGTTTAACCGGCTTGACCGGGCGTCTGAGGTGGTGGTTGACGTTGAGACTTCTGGGTTAAGCCCATTGCGCAATCACATCGTGGGGTATGCGCTGTGTTTCGGCCCCGCCCCTCAAGATTCCTACTACTTGCCCGTGCGGCATGCGCCGGGCGGCAACTTTACCGATATCCCCGCCCCCCAAACCGCAGATGGGTGGGATGGTACAACCCCGCTGTGGGAAAGACAGCTGCTGGACAGACTAAACCGGCAAAACCTCAGGGTTGTGGGCCACAACTTGAATTTCGACTTGAAGATGATGTGGCGGGCTGGATACCAGTGTCTGCGCTCTAGATATGAAGACACACAGCTCAACGCGGCTCTGCTCAACGAATGGCAGGGCAAGTTTTCCCTAAAGGCCTGCGCTGGCATAGCGGGGGTACAGGCAAAACTATCAGACGAAATCTCGGCCCACATCCAAGCCCAGTTCCCCGACGAAAATCTCCCTGAGAAGGGAATAATGGCCCACTACTGGCGGCTAAACGGGGCGGACCCCGTGGCGGTCGACTACGCAAGGGGAGACGGTACGACCACGTGGCAGCTAGCTCAGTGGCAACGGGAAAGACTCGAAAAAGAGCAGCTATTAAAGGTTTGGGATATTGAGTGCCGGTTGATTCCCGTGCTAGTTCGACAAACCATGTTCGGGGTGCGGATCGACGAGGAGCGGCTGCACGGGCTGCAGACGGAGATAACTGCCAAGATCGACGGGTTGATGTCAAAGTTTCCGGAAGGGTTCAACGTGCGGTCCCCCGGATGTGTCCGGGCCTGGTGTGAAGCCCACGGCAACACGGATTGGCCCCTTACCCCCAAGAAACAACAGCCTTCGTTTCCGGAGAGCTGGCTAGAAACCCATGATGCGGGCCGGGCGATAGTAGAACTCCGGCAGATGCAGACTTTAATGAGCAGTTTCATCCGGCCGATGATGGAAACCCACCTGTTTAAAGGTAGAGTCCACACAACGTTCAATCAACTGAGAGGGGACGACTACGGCACTATTACAGGAAGGTTGTCGTCCAGTGACCCCAACCTTCAACAAATTCCGCACCATTCCAACCCGGCTTTGGGAGCGCTTTTCCGTTCCATATTCGTCCCCGACGAGGGGAAGATGTGGGCGGAGCGGGACTACAGCCAGGCTGAGCCCAGGCTACTTGCTTATTATTCCCGGTGTGCCGTTTTGTTAGACGATTATCGAAACAACCCGAAGGCCGACGCTCACGCCGCTGTAGCGCGGGCCACGGGCCTGGACAGGCAAACCGGTAAGCGCGTCAATCAAACGCTGCTCACCGGGGGAGGAAAGGGCGTTCTAACAACCAAATACAAGATAACCCCGGAAGACGCAAAAAAGGTGTGGAACGACTATTTCGAACGGCTCCCCGAAATTAAAACGCTCCAAACCGAATCCCGGCTAAAAATGCGTCGGCGGGGTTACGTGCGCACCCTGCTCGGCCGGAAGTGCCGGTTGCTTGACTTCAACAAAGCTTACGTGTCCATGAACCGGTTGTTACAGGGGGGCAACGCGGACATAACCAAGTACAAGATGGTTCAGGTTGACGAGTATCTGGCCAGCGAGGGGCGGCCAATCGAGGTACTGCTCAGCATTCATGACTCCCTCAACTTCCAGTTTTCTGAAGAATATAGACACATTTACGAGCGGTGCGGCGAGATCATGGCCGACTTCTCCTCCGGCCAGTTGATCGAGCTGGATGTACCGATGAAAACCGATGCGGGTGAGGGGAAGAACTGGGCGGAAGCCACCTACGGAGAAAAGAAGTAATCCCATGCTCGAAACAGACCTGCAGTCGGCCGTTGTAAAGTCCGTAATAACCGCAGGCGGGTCCGCACACAAGTTGAGCAACCGGTTTATTACCGGAGTGGCGGACCTGTTAATCAAGATTCCGGAGTTTGAGGCCTTCTGCCTGGAGGTGAAGTTTGGGCGGTACACCCCACCCCTCAGGGTTAAGGACGTGTCTGTGCCCCTCAAGACCCCCCAGTGGCGGTTCTTGAGGAATTACTGGCGGGCGGGCATGCCTACGGGGGTGTTGAGCTTTGCGGGACATAACTGTCAAAGCATGTGGGTTACGGTCCTGTGGGCCAACGACTTCCGCCGTTTTCGGACGGCGGACACGGAACCAGATTGGCTGTTTAAGATTCCGGCAGAGCGGTACGTCAAACTAGACCCCCGAACCCCGGAGTTCGTCGCTCTTCTCAAACAATCCCTCACCGCCCTTAATCAAACAACAGGAGGCCTGCACAATGTCCGTGATGGAGCTGATTGAAGAAAAAGCTAAAACACACGGGGACTTCACCGACCAAGCTCAAATGGCGCAGGGCCTGAAGTCTGTCTTACATGCCTCCCGCCGTTGGGACGGCATGACCGCTGTCCAGCGGGAGGCGGCAGAAATGATTTTACACAAGCTGGCGCGGGCATGCAGTGGGGACCCCTGGGCGCGGGACCATTGGCAGGACATCGCGGGGTACGCTACGATGGTGGCCGACCGCAGTCCATGCGCGCACGCCGCAGAGATATACGGCGGCAGCGGCGGCGGCACAGCGGTGTGTCAGGGATGCGCCTCTCAGGGTGATGGAGTAAAGTTATGAGTGTGTTAACTGACCTGTGTATCCCCGGTCGAGCATCGTTTATCGTCGGCGGGCAGTTTGGCAGTGAAGGAAAAGGGGCGGCGGCGGCGTTTTTGGCAACACGCCTAGCCACAGCCGGGATGAAATTCAACCTGCACACCACTAACGCCGGAGCGCAGGCTGGACATACTAGCATTCATATGGGGAAAACCCGAGTCACCAACTTCTTGCCTACCGCAGCAATTGTTGCGGCGGATCACGGTCCAGAGTTCCTGTCAACAATCTATCTCAACGCCGGGGCAATCATCAACCCAGACGCGTTGCTGGCAGAAGCGAGGGAGTTTATACCTCAATTTATGGATGGGAAGTTTTTTATTCACCCCAACGCCGCCGTTATTACCGAGGATTGTGTTGCGGTCGAAAGGAGTTCTACGTCTCCTGCAACAGCCATTTCTTCAACCCGCAAGGGGGTGGGTGAGGCCCTGGTCCGCAAGGTTTCCCGATGTGGGAATATTGCCAGCAATGTCGAAAGTTTGAAGCCGTTCATAGCAAACATAGACCTTAATCGGCAGCTGCGGGCCTGGACCTCCGTTTTAATTGAGGTCCCCCAGGGTCTGGGTTTGAGCCTAGATTCCCAGTTCTACCCCTACTGCACCAGCAGAAACTGTACGGTAGAAAAGGGGATGGACGACGCCCACATTCACCCCCACTTTTACGGGAACACCATGCTCGTTCTTCGAACTTACCCCATCCGAGTTGGTAGTTTGGAAGGGCACTCTTCGGGAGGTTGTTACCCAGATCAGCGCGAAATATCCTGGGAGGAACTCGGTAGAAAGCCGGAATTGACTACAGTGACAAAGCGACAGCGGCGGGTCTTCACGTTTTCTATGACACAGGCCCGCGAGGCGATACGGCGGCTGCGCCCCACCGTGATTTTTCTGACTTTTTGCGACTATCTGAAGGACAAGGTGGAGGCATATCGAATGGCTAAATCCTTGGCCCTTATGATTCAAACCGAGGGGCTGCCCGAGGCGGAAATCTATGGGGCATGGGGGCCAACAACCACGGACGTAACTGGGCTTGCTGTGTAAGACTTGACAAGAACGGGCTTGCGTGGTAGGGTGGACGCTGTCTAAACTGTCAACATAGGTGAACCATGTCAGACATAGGGTACAATGTTCCCACCTTTACCATAACGACCGAAGTTCCCGAAAGTGTTATACATTATCGGGAAGGACTACAAAAGTTCTTTGCCGGGATGGCCTTCAAGTTGCACGTAAATGCACACAAGCCTCCGCCGAAGATCGAAGAGCTTCCCACCCTGATGCTGCGCCTAATGGGCGAGGTGGGGGAGTTGATCGAACAGCTGATGAAAGACGACCGGAGCCCGAACGCCGCACATGAGGCGTTCGACACCGCCAATTTCGCGTTCTTGGTCTATTTGGCCCTGTTGACGCGGGATAACCCAGTCAAACTTCCATAACTCTTTGGTGGGGGCGACGTTTCGCCCCTTCCCCTTTGTGTCGCTGATTTAACCAACGGAGTAGTTCTGTGTTGAATAAGACCCTCTCCCGGCCCTTAGCCGTCAACCTGCCTGTTTCAATCGAACACTACCGGCCCGAATTGGAGTCGTTTATAGCAGGCATGTTTCACAAACTTGCCGTGAACAGCCATAAGGATGCCCCCGCAAAACCCCAAATTCCAGAGTTGATGTTTCGAATGATGGGGGAAATCGGTGAACTGGTACAGCAAATACTTGCTGACAAATTTGATCCTAACTCCCTTCAAGAAGCCTTCGACGTTTCAAACTTCGCTTTCCTCACATATTTGGCCCTGTTGAGGGACGGCGTAAAAGACCTCCGGACAACAGACCTCTTGCCAAACCTCCAAGCCAAGACGAGCACCTGATGGCTGACCTTTTCGACAGCCACTAACCCTTTCATTCTTTCCCCTCACCCCGTAGGTTCCAACCATGCCTTCTCTCAAACTTTCTGAACAACTCCATGCAGACAAATATAGGCAAACCGGCGAGACCTTTCGCAGCGCCTGTAGCCGGGTAGCCGATGCTCTCAAAGACGATGAGGGACACTATTTTGCGTTTCGGGAAATATTGAGGGAAGGCAGGTTTTCACCTCCCGGCCGAGTGTGGTCCGCCATCGGGGCGGCTAGAACTGCGACGGCCTACAACTGTTTTGTATCAAGGACCATCCCAGACAGCATAGCGGGAATTATGGGGGCAGCCGTGGAGGCGGCCGAGACCCTCAGACTCGGTGGAGGCATTGGTTACGACTTTTCTACGCTGCGCCCTGCGGGGGAACGCATTGCCAGCCTGGATAGCAAGGCCAGCGGCCCAGTTTCGTTTATGGGTGTGTTCCATGCAGTGAATTCCACCATTCTCGGGGCAGGAAACCGCTCGGCTGCCCAAATGGGGGTCTTGAGGGTGGGCCATCCAGACATTCTGGAGTTTGTACGGGCCAAACAGAACACCTCCGCTCTGTCCACCTTTAATCTGTCGGTAGCTGTAACAGATGCATTTATGGTGGCGGTAAAAGAAGACTTGCCGTTTCAGCTGACGTGGGGGGGCCGCACCTTCGGCACCGTTTCCGCCCGTAATCTGTGGGTGGAAATCATGAGAGCCACTTGGGATTATGGGGAACCGGGAGTTTTGTTTATTGATACCATAAACAAAATGAACAACCTGTGGTACTGCGAGACGATCGATGCGACTAATCCTTGCGGTGAACAGCCCTTGCCCTCGCACGGTGCGTGCCTCTTGGGAAGCTTCAACCTACCTGCCTACCTAGGATGGGCCAACAACACGTGGGTGTTCGATTTTACGCAGTTTAAAGCCGACATTCCCGTTGTAGTGCGCGCCATGGATAACGTGGTTGACCGTTCCCGATACCCCCTTCCTGAGCAGGAGAAAGAAGCTAAATCCAAGCGCCGAATGGGCCTCGGCGTGATGGGTTTAGCCAATGCGGTTGAAGCGTTGGGTCACCCTTACGGCTCTGAACTGTTCAAGGTTATGACAGCTAGCATATTGACGGTTCTCCGGGATGGTTGCTATGACACCAGTACAGCCTTGGCTAAAGAAAAAGGTCCGTTCGAACTGTGGGATAAAGACAACTATTGTAAGGGAGAGTTCATCCGGACACTTCCTCCGGAAATTCTTGAAAAGATGCGGGATTGCGGAATGAGGAACTCACATCTCCTTTCAATTGCCCCCACCGGCTCAATCAGCCTAGTGAGCGATAATATATCTAGCGGCATCGAGCCGGTGTATGCGCTGGTCCAACGCCGAAAGGTGCGCATGGTAGAAGGCACAGTCTCGGCAGAGGTGGTGGACTATGGTAAGGCTCGGCTGGGAGTTGAGGGCAAGACGGCCGATCAATGTACTCTCGACGACCACTTGGGGGTGCTATTATTAGCACAAAAGTACACCGACAGCGCCATATCCAAGACAATAAATGTGGGGGACGACATAGGTTGGGAGGAATTCCAAAATGTGTACATGCGGGCTTGGGAAGGTGGCGCGAAGGGATGCACCACGTTCAGGGCCGCTGGAAAACGTGAAGGCATTATCAAAGACGCCGGAACGCCTGAACCCAAGAGTTGTGCAATAGATGGAAGTTGTGCGGACTGACATGGCCGACTGGCAGAAGTGGAACCTGAGACACCGAAAGTACGGCCCGCTTCCGTGGGCCGTACAAGCCGAAGCCATGCGGCAAGCCAACGGCCGGAAAAAATATGGGTTCTGGCTGGAACAGGGCCTAGGGAAAACCCCCCTCGCTCTCAACGAATGGATAAACTCTGGGGTGGACACCCTGGTGGTGGTCGCCCCTCAATCCTTCAAGATTGACTGGACACAGGCGCCCGCCGAGTGGGGGTTGGAAGGTGTACATACCGGGTATTGGCCGAAGCACCCATTACCGAAGCCGGGCCAGCGCAGCGTCTATGCTATCAACTATGAGGCTATCCGATCCAGCGGATTTGAGGCGATATCCGCGCTGATGTCCCGGCAATCCTGTTTCCTGGTGTTCGACGAAACGAGCAGTATTTCCAATTTCCTATCTCAAACTTCCAATGCAGCTATCCGGCTGGCTCAATATGCGAAGTTCGTGAGGGGGTTGAACGGGACGCCGATTACCCGCAATGCCTCAGACTTATGGGCACAGCTGCGTGTTCTGGGGGCGCTGAATGGGTATAACGCCTATGCGTTTAAGACCAAATATTGTAAAATGGGCGGATTCATGGGGCGCCAGGTAGTCGGCATTCAATATGAAGACCAACTATCCGAAATAGTCAATAAGTACGCATTTAGGGCACTTAAAACCGACTGGCGGGCCGACCTTCCCCTTCAAATATTCCACGCCCCTGTAATGATTGAAATGACTAAACATCAAAAACAGTTATATAACCGAATGTTGGAGGAGTTTGGAATTGAGGTAAACGGCCGTGAAATCAGTGTTAGTCTAATCCTAAACCGGGCGGCGAAACTTCAGCAGCTGGCTTCGGGAATTATTACAGACGGCAGTGTTACCGAGGTTGTCGTCCCATACAAACAAAACCCGAAAATCCATGCGGTGCGGACCATCCACGATTCTGGTCCTAATAAAACCCTTGTCACATATACCTATCGGGAGTCTGGGAGCCAGCTTTTTGCTGCGGCAACGGAATGGGGCTTAAACCCTGCGTGGTTTAAGGGGGGACTAACCAGCGAAGAACAGTCCAAAGAGAAGCGCCGGTTCAATGAAGACCCCGAGTGCCGGATGTTAATCGGGCAACAGTCAGCGTGCTGCATGGGTCACACACTGTTGGGTGGTGAGGGGGATGACCGCTGTTGCCGCACGATTTTCTATGAAAACAGCTATAGCCTGCGTGACCGGCTCCAAATGCAGGATAGAATACATCGGGGCGAGGCGGACTTGCCCTGCAGCTACTTCGACCTTTGCGCCGCACCCATCGATTTGATCCCGATATCGGCACTGAGGGCGAAGAAACAGGTAGCTGATCTTGTCGATGAAATGGTAGTAGCTTTACAACAGCGCGTATGAAAGAGGGGAAACCGATGACAGATTTTATTGACAGTGAAGGGACAGTAAGGACATACCCAGTCCCGGCCCGTAATTATCTCAAGTTTGACGAGGCTCTAGAAATACTTCGTATTGCCGCGTTGAAAAGGGACAACGAACTGCAAAGTCTTAAACAGCCTTACACCGAAGTAGCAAAATATCTGGAGGAGCAGAATTTCCCACATGAAGTGCGGTTGTCAATATCTCCTAAACGCATTTATGCCGTAATAACAGGCATGCCTTCGGATGTTATGGGTTTCTACGAAGGCCTAGCTACAGGGTTGGGTAGAAGGTTACTAGAAAAAGCCATACATAGAGACGGGGTGCCTAGCGTGGCGCGGGGGGGTTACTCCGAGTCACTGAGCTGGACATGGGAGAGGTGTGGGGCGAATTCACATACAACGATAGGTCTAATTGTTACTTTTCCAAGAAATGGTATATCCGACGCCTTAATGTTGCCCGTGCCCCGAGTACATACAGACTATGAGTATAAGTTCATGTTGCGAGAGCAATATAACACCCTGACAGACAAAGACGAAGGGGGCGTGACAGCCTGACTTGACAAGTGCCTTCGCCTGTGCTAAGGTGGGCTACAGATCAGCGTGCGACCAAAGGAGAATTACCATGCTGAAGACCTTGATAGACTGGGGCCGGACATGGTTTGACCGGTCATACACCCACACCGAAGAAGAACATCTAGTGGAGTTATGGCTAGGGCGGGGGTGGATAATTGCGGGCGTTTACTCCTCTATCCTTGAGGCAACGGCGGCGTTTAAGCGGCTGGCGGCGAAAAATCCTGGGGACAGACTTAGAATAAGCAGCACCAAAGTGGTATACCGGGTGCTGCATGTGGAAAAACATGAATATAGGATGGCGTAATGTCACGGCCCGTGTGGAGTCCCCAGCAGCTAGCAATCTTTGACTGGGTAAAGAAAGGTAGGGGCAACGCCTTTGTGGAGGCGGTGGCGGGGGCGGGAAAGACCACCACGTTGGTAGAGGTGTGTGCGTTGTTGCAAGGGCAAAGCGCGGCTTTTGCGGCGTTCAACAAAAACATTGCTGACGAAATCGGTGAACGCGTGCGGGCGCGGGGATGTTCAAGGGTGTTCACTGGCACTTTTCATAAGTTTGGGTTGGCCATTTGGCGCGGCACCTATCCGAAAGTCCAAGCCGGACCGGAAGCGGCCAAAGAAAAATCAAAGCTAGTCAACACCAAACTAAACACCCCCAAAAATCTTGTGTCCGTACTTGACAACCTAGTGGGCCAGGCCAAGCAGCGCGGCATAGGGACTCCGGGGCTGCCAATTGAGGATGCCGCATTGTGGCTGGCCATAATCGAGCATTTCGGGATAGATGAGGACCTTCCCGCATCTGTAAACGTAGACACCGTAATAGAAAGGGCCATGGCCGCCCTCAGACTGCACGTTGAAATGAAAGAATTGTTAGATTTCAACGATATGGTATATATGCCCGTGCATGACGATATGCGGGGATTTCAAAACGATTGGCTGATGGTCGACGAGTGTCAAGACCTTAACGGATCGCGGCGCATGCTAGCTCGTCAGATGTTGCGTCCGGGGGGCCGGGCGATATTCGTTGGAGATAGATTTCAGGCGATTTTTGGGTTCAACGGAGCCGACGCCGACGCGGTCAACCAGCTTACTGCAGATTTTAATTGCGCCCGGCTGCCTCTCACCATTACTTACCGCTGCCCGAAAAAGGTCGTGGAGCAGGCCCAGGCGTACGTCCCTCACATTGAGGCCGCCAAATCCGCCCCTGAGGGAAAGGTGTCAGTTATCTCTCAGGCTGAACTATATAAGACTCAATTCGTCCCTGGGGAAGACGCCGTTCTTTGCCGCAATACGCGGCCCCTGGTGCGATTGGCTTATATTCTCATCGGGCGAGGGGTGCCCGCTTATGTTGAGGGAAGGGACATTGGTAAAGGTCTGCTAAAACTTGTCGCTAGGTTCGACCAGCCCTCATCCCTCAACGCAATGCTGGTCCGTCTAAGTGCATATTTAAGCCAGGAAACGGTAAAATTGCGGGCCGCAAATAAAGAAATGCAGGCCGCAGCGTTGGAAGACCGCGTGGAAACCCTTGAGGCAATCGCAGAAGAGTGTACCACAGTCGGGGGCCTCAAGGATCGCATTACCTCTTTGTTTGAGGATGGAGACCGGGCTTTGGGCCAGCGGCCGGTGCTTTCGACCGTACACAAGGCAAAGGGCCGCGAATGGTCGCGGGTGTTCGTGTTAGGTTACGATCTATATATGCCGAGTTGTTACGCAACTAAAGACTGGGAAAAAGAGCAGGAAAACAACCTCGTATATGTAGCGTACACACGAGCTAAACGGGAACTGGTACTGGTAGAGGGGGAGAGGAAAAATGGTCACGGGGAAAATCTACGGAAAGTCAACCATTAAATTGGTGCAGCGATGGAGGCGAAACGACGAAATATACGGTGAGTATCTGAGGGGCCGCACCCATAGGCAGTTGGCGGCGAAGTTTCGACTTTCGCGAAGCCGCATCGTCCAAATCATACAGGGGGAAGAATTAAATGGAAGAGGCACCCAAACTGAGCCTGGACGGGTACCTGACTGAAGCCGAGCTATATCACATTTTAAAGCGGCGGCTAAAACCCCGCGAGGTATATTTAGCCGCCCGTGAACTGGGAATCAGCAGCTGCGTGTTGCATAGGATGTACAAACGTCAAATGGGAATATCGGTACGGGTGGCATGGTGGCTTGGGTACCGGTGTTTTAGGCCCATACCCAAGTTGAAAATCTACGTGCCTGTGCCGAAGGACGAGCTATGACCTATGAGTGCTATTGTGATGGGGACCTCCCGGGTGTTTCCAAACCTACTGCACCTGCCGCCGATGTCTGGATCTGAGGAATTGGGCGAAAATTTCCGCGCCTTGTTTCTGTTGGGCCTACGGTGATCTGCATGACGCGGTACGGGAACTGGTGGCGCAGGTTGCGCCGGACGTGCCAGGGGTCGCGCAAGAATGGGAGGCACTAATGATGGAAATCCGAAGGGCTAAAAACGTACCCAAAGCAATATGCGACACCGTGTCACATCAAGCGGTGTTTCCGAACAAAGCAAATACTTGACAAACCCGGTCAAGTATGATAAAATTAAAACATAGATAGGGCGGCGAGGGGAGCGGGGCAGGAGCCCACAAACCAGACCGGGAAGCCCAGGGTGAAACAGTCGAGCTGACCTCACCAGAAAACAACCAATGTCGTGGGATGGGCGTCCCACCTGATGAGCCGAAAACGGCGAAACAAACTGTCAAACATAGGAAACTAACATGACTAACTACATCGTCACAATGCGCTTCCAGTTCCCCGCGTGGGACGAAAAAGACGGTATCGAATTCGAGGTGTCGGCTGCCAATAAGCGTGAGGCTAATGCAAAAGGCCGCCGCCAAGCGAAAGATGCCGGCCATGCGAGAGCAAACCGCGGCCTCTACTGGTTCAAAGCAACTGAGGCGCGCTAAGCGCCTCACCCCAAGAAAGGCAATGCGAGAGCAAACCGCGGCCTCTACTGGTTCAAAGCAACTGAGGCGCGCTAAGCGCCTCACCCCAAGAAAGGCAATGCGAGAGCAAACCGCGGCCTCTACTGGTTCAAAGCAACCGAGGCGCGCTAAGCGCCTCACCCCAAGAAAGGCAATGCGAATGTACAAATGGATTGGATCTCACCGAAAAACACTGTAGTAGGATGTATGTCCTACCTGATGAGCTGAAAATAGAAAGTAAACTGTCAAAAGGAACTGAACGTGAAAAAGTGCCTCACCCAAACAACTGCCGATACGGCTCCCGTCCACCTGGCGATTTGGTACTTCGAGCGCGGCGTCAAGATCTATAAAATTTCGCCCTGCGTGTGTGGCGACCTTTCCGGCGTGCGCGGCGATCTTACCGGCGTGAGCGGCTATCTTTCCGGCGTGCGCGGCGACCTTACCGGCGTGCGCGGCGACCTTACCGGCGTGTATGGCGATCTTACCGGCGTGAGCGGCGACCTTACCGGCGTGTATGGCGATCTTACCGGCGTGAGCGGCTATCTTTCCGGCGTGCGCGGCGATTTGGATGACGCCGAAATAACCAACGCCGATCGCGAACTTGGTGTTAACATTGCTGACCTAATTCAGTAATAAATTTGAGGGGCTTCGGCCCCTCATTAGTCCATTTTTAGGACAAACCGTTAAACATAGGAGAATAACATGACTAAGACTATCGTTACTGCGGTTATCGTCACTGAAGACAGCACTGTTGGCTTCTCCACCTGCGTTGCGGAAGACGGATCGCTGGAATAGGTAATCGACGGTGCAATTGAAACGGCCATTGAGCAATACGAAGAGGGAACGAATTGCTCCGTTCCCTCCTTGCATCGGGTGATTGTTCACGTCGATACGGTACCCCCGTTAAAGCACCGTATCACTAGTGTCCACCATGTTTTACCTGAGCAGGACAACGACGAAGTAATTACAACGACCTTGTCATAGCACATTAGGGGATTCGGGGCAAATCCCGAATCCCCCCCTTAGTCCCTTTGTAAAAATGGACATTTAGTAAAACATAGGGGAATAACATGCGGAAGTACCTAACCCTCAACGTTCAGCTTACGGCTTCGGTTAATGATTCGGTCACCAGTCTGGATGCTGTCAACGCGTTCGTTAATTGGCTCAAATACTCGCTTGTTCAGGGTCAACCGCTGTCCCGGGACGACCGCATTGATCTTATATTCGAGAAGCTGGGTCAGATTAAGCTGGAGGACCTGACATTTTATCCTTGGCCCGAAGCCTCGCTCCCGCCTAAACCGGAAGATCTCACCGGAGTCTAAATATTGCAAGGGAGGATGGGTCGCCCCATCCTCCTGTTAGTCCCTTTTCGGACAGACTGTCAACAAAGGAGAACGTGATGTTCAGATGTTGCGTAGCCACGTTACTAATACTGGTTTTCACGCTTTCGGCCCGGGCCAACTATGGCAGCCGGTGCGGATACTGGCGGGCCACTTCTTCGCAGGTGTGGCACCCGCTGTGTGGGGGAAAACCGGTCTGGTCTCCCGCAGGTCTCAAATAAATTTGAGGGGCCGAAGCCCCTCGTTTGCTTAAACTAAAGGAGGTAATAATGTTTAAGCTTGGTTGTGCAATATTGACACTAGGACTGCTATTGGGGGCGGCCCCAGCGGTGGCACAGTACCCGGACGTTTGTCCTAACCACTGTGCCCGTAAGTGCCTGCAGTGGGTGCAGACAGAGGCTTACGGCGCCCGGTGTGTGCGAGTTGCCTGTATCTGCTCGCCCCGCCCCTGGCGGCAGAATCCCCCATATTGAGGTCTAATTTGAGGGGGTTTCGACCCCCTCGCTTGGTCCATTTTTGGACAAACTGTCAAAAGGAGATATCAATGAAACTTACCATTGAAATGCAAATGGACACCCCGGCTTTTACTCGGGCAAGTAATAATCTGGAAGTGGCCCGCATTTTGATCAATCTTGCCCAGATATTCATGATGGGGCAGCCCCTTGTCGAGGGAGACCACGACATTTTGAAGGACATTCAAGACTTAAGAATCGGATATTACGAAGTGGAAGACATCTAAGCGTTCTGGGCGGGGGCTGTAGCCCTCGCCCTCTAATCTGTGTCTAACTTTACCCTTGAGGAGACAAAATGTCCGACGAAACCACCCCTCCCGTTTCCGAGCCCGTAAATGGCAACCTGGCCAGCCCCAACGCTCTTTTTATGGGGCTTGTCAAACATTGCCACGACCATCTGGGTGTATTGGTGAATGGTCTCAGCGTTGCAATGGCCACATACCCTAAGGAAGTGCAAGTGGCAGCGTTGGCTGCGGCGTGCGGTGAGGTGTTGAGTCAGGCTTCGCTTTTGTCCAACATTCAGCACACACTGGCCCTGCGGGCAAAAATACGGGGGATGTTCAAGCAGGCCCTAGCCCAGTATGCCCCCGCCATTCAGCCCGGCGGTCCCTTGGCGACCATGCCTCCCGTTCCTCCGGCCAACCGCAATTAGTGGGGTTTATTACTAAACGTCCACGTGGCCTGATCCAGGCGGGATGTGAGTTTGGTGAGTTCCTGATTTATTGTGGAATGTAGCCGGTCATTCGCCTGGATGTTTTCCCTCAGCTCTCGATTAAGGTTTCCTAACTGTTGTTCGAGCCCTTCTACCCGCCGGACAATGTCGGCGGTTTTCAACTCGCACGCACTAATTCGGCCGCCAAAGCCAAACACCCCCATTTGACTCAGCAACATCAAGAGCACCACGGCGAAGTTTATGAGGCCGATAGTGGCCGCAATTTCCCCCCGAAGTTTGTAAACCCATTCTTTCATTTCGGTGCTTGACATGGTCCCCGGCCTCTTAACTTAAGGAAGAATCTTAACATGGTAGACGTGTTGTTAGTTCGAAGAGCCGATGCCGGCCGCAGGGGATACATCTATGACATATATTTAGGCCCTGAAGTTTTGGCAAGCGGAGTCAGCCCCGAATACAAAACATGCCGGGGGCTGTTAGCCAGGGGTTATAACGGAAAAGTCAGATTTTGGAGGGCGGGCAGGAGGAGTCACGATTTTGAAATGGACATATCAAAATGTGCGGGTCGAACCCTTAGTGAGGGACAACACGGATTCAGCCTCGGCCGGTGGGCACCCTTCGAAGGGGTCTCAGGGGTTGGTTAACGCGCGCCGCCCCGCGATATCGGTCGA